GATTATTCGGATTTGATATATAATAGTCTGAATTCTTCTTCCCGGCGTTTCCGCAAGGAAACCACCGGTTTTCCTTTATAGTGACAGTACGAAACGTACTCCCTGTATATATCCCGGTCTCCGGTTTCCAGTTTCCGGATCAGGTTGCTTTTTGGGCGGTTCCCATAGCCCAACAAACGGTATTCCCCCGCATTGTAAGCCAGCACCCCAAGCAAAAGAGAGTCCACACCGAAGCGGCGGAACACACGGCATTTTTGCCGCAGATCACACCGAAGCAACGAATCGGCACGCTCTTCCGTCATCACCGGAAAGGATTCGCCCGACAACAACCGGTGCCCGTAACCGACATAAGGATAATGCCGTTCATCATGCAGCGTCTCATACCGTTTGATACAGTCAACGGCTGCCTCGAAACGGTCGTCCTGTGCGGCTACGGCAACCGGAAACAACAACCCGGCAAAGACAATCACCCGGCGGATCATTTCCCTGCGGTTTTTAACAGCTCCTTAATATCCTCCCGCATTTCCCGTATATCTGCCTGAATGGAAGAAAACTGTGTCATCGTTGCCTCAAAAACGGCCTTATCGAGCTTAATGGCATCGATCCGCTCATACTGGTCCTTTACTTTTATTTCCAGGGCATTACAGCGGCGTGTCAGTTCATTGATATGTTCCGTATTGGCCACATGCTGCACATACAATGTAATCACGAACGAACAGACTACAATGATGGTACGGATATTCTCGGAAATGAAGTTTCTTACTTGTGTCATTATGGATTTTGGATTAAAGTTGAAAATGCGTTTGCAATAGCCTCGATCAACCGGGCGGCGGCTTCGGAATCCTTCAGCAAACCGTAAAGCAGCAACAGGATTAGGATACCGATATAAAGCATGCGTTCAGCACTCTGCCGGCTGATGCGTTTTCGGGGTTTACTCGTTCTCATGATTGGTCGCCTGGGGTACAATCACGTTAAACACCACGCCGCCCTCGCCGCCGTCAATACGCAGTTTCGTTTCCTGCGAGCACTTGATCGGATAAAGCTCCATCAGTGCTTTTGCTGCATTCACCGCAACCGCCCGAAGGGGTGCAGGGGAGAGCGGCACGCCGAACCGGTCCGTATATTCTCCCGTAGAAGTTTCGGACATAACGGCCTTCAGCGTTTCAGCCACCTGGAGGCGCACGGCGATCGTCTCCACATCAAACTCCGAGGCATCGATCATCTCCCGGATACGGGCTGAAATGTGAGGACGGGCAAGCAACAGACGGCTGGCGATAGCCACATTCTTCTCTTTACCGAATACCTCCTCATAACATTTGCGATGGTCGCCCGCAAAGCCGGGACCGCCACCTACATACAATTCGCAGAACTTCGTTTCTTCTTCCGTCAGTTCCTGCTCCGTCAGCGGAACAATGTTCGGCACATCCTGACCGGAAGCCTTGGCTATCTCTTTCTTCTTCATACCTTTATTTCTGTTTTTACACAAGGGGACGGGGGGATTGTGTCATTCTTCCACCGGCCTTTGTTCAAAAAAGCCCGGAGCAGAAACTCCGGGTCGGTGATTCTTCATTAAAGAATAGGGATTTACGGCTTTGGCGGGTGAATGAACTCCGCCTTTCTCGCTATAAGCTGTTCCATCAGCGTCTGGTAAAACACATCCGCCAGTGCGTTGGCGCAAGCCTCCGCATCCGCCAGGCTGTTGATCAGCCGCATATTAAACACCACGTTCAGGTCGTATCCCGTAATGGCGGCCATCAGTTCATTGCCGTCATAATTCAGCACGCCATAAGTCATCCGGTCCTCCACATGGAACGTCACCCGTTCCACAGTTTCTTTATTTCCTATTTCGTCCATCGTTCATAGTTATTCGTTTATATCTTAAAATGATCCCTGGCCTTGGGGGTACGTTGCAACATCGTACCGCCGCCACCTTCCTGTCTCAACCGATGGCTGCACAAAGCCGCCACCTGGCGGGTAGCCGTAACGTCCGCATCGGCATCGTGGGCATCGTCCAGTTCAATTCCCAAACGTTCGGCAACCAACTCCAGTTTGTAGGAACTCACCGACGGATCGGCTGCCAGACACAGACGGGCCAGATCAATCGTATCCAGATAATGAGGCTGGAAATGGCCGTAAAAATCGGTCGTTCCGGAAAAGACTTGCGAAAACTCCTTCTGCAATCCGGCATAGGCCATCATCTGCTGCAAAAACCCCACATCGAACGGGATATTCTGACCGATCAGAATCGGCTTGAAACGGGCGCCCTTGCTCAAGGTATGCTTCCGGGCAAAGTCAATCACCTCCGAAGCCACCTGCCGCAAATCCACCCCGCGTGAGCGAAGCAAATCCATCGTAATGTCCGTATAGCTTAGTGCCACGGCTTCATAATCCATCGGTTCCCCTTCTTCTTCCTGCTCCAGTTCCCGCCGGGTTTTAAGCACCTTGCGTCTGGGGACGCCGCCCAACGCCTGTTTCTCGTAAGGTGCGATATAATTCGCATACCGCCCCAACACCTCCCAGGTATCGAGCCTGACAGCCTGCAATGCAATCTGGGTACAGGCACACCGGGTGCAATCCAGTCCGCCGGTCTCGAAGTCGAGTACCAGCGCCGTATATATTCCTTGTTCTGCTTTCGGTGCTCCCATATTATCCGAATTGATTGATGATATGAAGGGCACGCTCTTCAAAATCGGCCAGCGTCCCGTCGTTCTCTATCACGGCATCATAAAAGCTGTCGGGCAGCCCGATGCGTTCCGTGTCCCGGGAGATACGGTCCGCAGGGATACCTCGTGCCTGCAAAGTTTCGGGTGTGCTGCGTACCAGCACCGAGACAATATCAAAACGCCCCTTGTATTTCTCTTTCAGGCTTAACAGACCTCTCTCATCCAGTACATACACGCACCGGCCCATACGGGGAACCTGGTCCAGCCGGGCAAAATACTCACACCCGCCGTACTGGGTATAAGTCAGCATCTGTTGAAGCGGAGGGATCTCTTCTTCACGGATGAAATAATAATCCCGTCCGTCCTTTTCATTTTCCCGCCGGGGGCGGGTGGTATAGGAAACAACAACCGGTATTCCCAGACGTTGCTTCAGAAAATTGGAGAGATGTGTCTTGCCGGTGCCGGAATTGCCGACAAGGGCGATAATGGTGGGTTTAAAAGTCGCTTTCATACGATAAAAAGTAAAGATGATTTGTAGCTTTGTAAAGAATTGCTGCCATTATAGTCACTGTAACGGACCATAGCCGAAGCAATCACGATACGGTCTTTAAGAGTAGGGATTTCAGAGTTATGAGCGGTGTAAAAGTCATTCCAGCACACCAATTCCACCACATCGTTATTTTGTTGCAGGGTGAGCTTTACGAATTTTTTCCGTTCTCCGGTGGTTTTGTCCTTATAGGAGGCTTCCGCCAAATCCGCCACCGTAGCGCAGACTGCCGCACGCCGGCCGTCGCTTTCCGGATCGAACACTTCCCGCAAACTCAGGTAAGAGGCTTTGCCTTTAAAAGCCGCCCGGTGCTCCGACCCTTCAAAGATGCGCCGGTAATCGATCGACCCGATACCGCTGACATTCACTTGTTGCTGGCTCCAGAAATAATGCTTGCCTACCTTTTCAGACGGAAAATCCTGTTCCGAAAGGCTAAACCCCAGTTCCCGGGCCGCAGTCTCCAGCAAACCGTAACGACCGTCCACCGCACCGATACCGGCTACCTTGTCAAAGCATCCGGCCAGGATCATGTTCCGCACATGCCGGGCATTCACTGGAACCCGCACCGCTTCCTCCGTATCATCCGGATCGTCCCAGTAGGCGTATTTCTTGAGTTTGTATTTGAAAATCCGATGGATGAAATGCTCTACCGATTCGTAAGGGCCGTTCTTCGTACGTTCTTCCACGATATAGGCCACCGCTTTAGCACCTAACTGCTTGATCCGTGACAACGACCAGAAAATCTCATCCGTCCGGTAATCGGTAAAAAACTCTTGCCGGGAGGTGTTGATCTCCGGGGGTACGATCCGGGCGTTGGAACACAGTTCCATTTCCGACATCAGCAACGGTATCTCCTTATCATCGGCCCATTGCAGCGCCACCGTGTAAAAAGCCGTCGGATAGTTCGCTTTCAGATAAGCCCCGACATAACTGGTCACGGCGTATGCCGTAGCATGGCTGGCGTTAAACAGATAGCCGCCGCCGGCCTCGATCATCTCCCAAATGCGGGTTGCGTCTTCCCGGGGACAACCTTTCTGCGAAGCCCCCGACATGAATTTCTCTTTCAGCGCATGAATTTCCGATACTTTCTTTTTGGAAATGAGCTTCAACAGCCGCACACCTTCCGCAAGGGAAAATGCTCCTACTTCACGCGCCATCTGGGCAAGCTGTTCCTGGAATACCAGTACGCCGTAAGTGTTTTTCAGCGCTTCGTACGTTCCCCAAAGATATACCGGAGCCACTTCATCCCGCCGGCAAAGCAGGAACTTCTCCGCCGAACCCGATTCCAGCGTAGCGGGACGATACAGGGCATTGGCGGCAATCAGGTCGTTAATACGCTCGGGCTGCATATCCTGTAAAAAACGGGTCATCCCACGGGAAGCGAACTGAAAGACATTCTGGGTATAACCCTCACTGAGCAGACGGTACGTCTTTTCATCATCCAGACGGCTGCGCACAAGCCCCTCGAAAGTAAGCCCGGCTTCATATTCCCGGTTGCAGATGTCCAGCACGGCCTGTATCTTGGACAGCTCTTTAATGCCGAGACAGTCGTTTTTCAGCAATCCCACTTCGTCAATCGAATAACCGTCCAGTTCGGAAATCAGCAGTTCATCCGTTTTCCGGATCGGCGTATAGTCGAAACACTCCATCGCCTCGCCGTCCTGTTCTTTAGGCGTGATGATAATAGCCGAAGCGTGCACGGATGCCGAACGGGGTTGCCCCATCAGCGGACGCATGTCCTCGATGACCTGTGGATAACGCTGGATAAAATCCCGCACCTTTTTGTTGGTCGCTGCCAGACGGAACAGATCCGTCCAGCTCATATTGTCATCCTCGAAAATAGCCGTGATGTAGTTGGCTACACCAATCGGCACACGGTAAACCCGGCAGACATCTTTTAAGACCGCTTTCATTTTAAGGGTAGTGAGCGTCCCCGCAGAGAACACCTGACGCCGCCCCTCTGTATTGTAGCGTTGTTCAAGATATTCCTTCACTTCCTGACGGCGGTCACTCTGGAAGTCCGAATCAACGTCCGGAAGGCTTCCTCCCGGTCCCTGAACGTATCCGTCTCCGGCAAAAGTGTCCGTCACCGCCACATTCACAGCGGTTCTGACCGGTTCGATAGCCCTGATTTTCATAGACGGGAAACTTTAAGGGTAAACAGTAAATCCCGGTTGTCAAACACCACATCGTCATCCTCCCGTAACTGGTCGGCGTAAACCACTTTCTGTTCTCCGTTCCGGACTACAACCAGTTCGGCATCCCGGTCCAGACAGAGCGTCCTGCCGTCTTCAAAAGTCACACGGTAAAAATGGCGCGACAATACATCGTCCGTGACTAAAGTCACCCGGTCGGAATAAAGCCCGGCACGCTCGGGCAACAGAAAGCGCTCGAATAGCAACCCGTAACCGATGGGATCGATCAACGTGATTCCCAGCAGGTACAATACCAGCGACCCACCCGCAGAACCACGTCCGCAGCCGACGAGAATACCGTTGCGCCGTGCCCAGTTCACCGTGTCGTACTGGATCAGCATATAGTCCACGTTATCCGTCGATTCCAGAATGTAAATCTCCTTTTCGAGACGCTGGCGGTATTCCTTTTCACACCCTTTGGGCACGAGACGCCGGAAACCCTCCTCCAACAATTTCCGGAACATCCGGCGGGTATCCTTGTACCGGGACTTTTCTTCGGGGGTCATATCATACCGGGGCATATAGTTCCGCTCGGTCTGATAACGGGCAACGGCTCCCTCGGCAATCTCCACGGTATGCCGGCACATCAGTTCAAAAAGTTCATCCACCCTCCAGCGGTCGCCGTCAAACAAGGCGCATACCTGTTCATAGAGTTCATCCGTATCTTTGAAATACTGGTCATCGCTCTGGGCATGGGCGGCTCCGCTGGCTATCTTGTTCAGCACGATTTTCGTACGTGCCTCATCTTTGTCCGGGTAGTAACTCTCCGGGATCAGCACCGGTTCGACACGGAACTTTCCCGTTTCTCCATCATAAAAAGTGTCGAAATAGTGAGCCGTGGCTTTCAACACCTCGGCATCCAGGCGCTCGGCCTTATACTCCGAAAGATCCACCTGGTAGTACACCTTTTCGGCGACCTCCTGCAAGGCTTTCACCACATGCGGATTCTGCTCCATCCAATAAGACGTGAGGCGACCCATCACTACCACGTTCCCTTCCGCATAACGCAGTAAGTTGGGAAGATCCAGTGTCGCGTCCTCCGAATCCACCATAACCGCTTTCTGGGTACGTAGCAAGTTCCGAAGTCCCCGCCCGGTCTGACAGTAAATCTTCACATCCACCTTCTCTCCCTCATGCGCCAGCGTGCAGGAGTAACCGAACACATGCCGCAAACCGGCTTTGGCACATTCCTTTTGCAGGGCGAGTGTCGCGCCCATCGTGTTCCGGTCGCAGATACCGAGAGCGGTGTGTCCCAGCCAACGGGCTTTTTTCACCCACAACGACACATCACCCGAAGCGTTCAGCAATTCATAGGGCGTATGTACACCTAAGTTCACATAAGGTATGCTCACTTTGCCCGGCACACGCCGCCCCACATATTTAAGGATATTGAAACGGAAACCCTCACGCAATCCGTAATAATACCAGTTATCCCCGAACGGGAAGGCCACGTATTCGATCCCTTCCGAAAGCAACACTTCCGGTCGCTCCATCAGGTTAAATTGCACATCGCTGCCCGTTACCCGGAAAATAGATGCCACTTCCGACAGGTCTGCCAGAAACAGTTTACCGAAATTCTCTATTTCGACCACTTCACGGTCGATGGCCCGGTAAGCGATACGGTTCGCTTCGAGCCAGGCTTGTAACTCTTTCATCATTGCTGTTGTATTTTAGAAAGTTGATATTCGATAGGTGTCCGGAGGCCGGATGCAAACACGCCGTATATCTCCTCCGGTGATAAGTCTTCCCAATCCTTTGTCGGATCGGGTATGTCAGCCACAAAAACCTCGAAATAAGCAGAAAGCTCCGTTGCCGTCTTTTTGATTGCCTCGACAGCATCCCCGTCATAACCGATGATGACCGTGCGTACACCTTTCATCTGGAGCTTATAAATCTGTGTGCGGGAAATCTTTTTGCCGAAAGTGGCCACGGCAGCCACCCGGTTATTATCATACAAATCCAGTTTGCGTGTAAGGGCTATCACATCAAAAATGCCCTCCGTGAGGATTACCGTGTCGGTCTTGCCCTCGGCCACCGCATCATAGTTATAGAGCAGTTTCACGAAATCATTCTCCACGGAATTGCGGAACCGCAGAATCTTATACTCCCCGTTGCGTTTAGCCCGGCTGTTGTAAGCGTCGATTTCCGCCTTGGGCCAGGTATGCCGTCCCACATAACCCACCGTGTCCCCGGCATCGAGGATAGGAAAAATCACATACTCATCCCACCGCCGGTTCAACCCGCGCGTAGTTCCTACGGGGAAATAGTCGTAATCATCGTAACCGAACCCACGGCCTTGCAGATAAGGATGCGTGAACACCCGACGCCAGAAATCCGGCAGGCTGACAATCCCCAGTTCATCGTCCACTTCGTCCGCCCCGTCTTCCAACGGGAAAAGCAGGTTCGGCAAAGAAGAGGCAAGCGAGACGGTTTCCGCCGGAAGCAGATCCATGCGCCCCAGGGTTTCCAGTAGCCGGGAAAGCGTGGTTGCCGAATAGCCGCACGAAAAACAATGCGCCATAAACGGTTTCTTGCGGGCGGTCTCGGGTCCCACGTACACACCGAACTTCCCTTCCTTCCCACATAGCGGACAACGGGCGATCAGGTTCTTTCCGCCACCGTCTGTCCGGGCCTTCAGCTCCATCCGAAGCTCCGCCACCAGAAAATCATATTCCGTTTTAGAGAGGTTCATTGTCGTGCTGTTGAAGGGTTAAGGAGCGTTCCGCATCCAGGAACACTTCGTCATCGTAATTCGTGGCGATTTTAATAGTGTCCCCCTTGCGGAAAAACCGGCTCTTGGCTACATGAAGCCGCATCAGGTTCTCTTTCCGCTCTGCCGATGACTGGTTCAGTGAAATCAGATGGGTACACGGACGTGCCAGACCTTTTGCCTCCGAACAGTTGTATTCGGTGAGACAGTTACGCTCATTGTTCAGCCAGTCCCGGTCCTCGATGGTCGATTGATAGGTCACCACCATCCACACGTTCTCATCCGCAGCAAGGTCTTTCAGATCATTCGCCACGGCAATCCGCTTCGCCCGTTCATATTCGGCTCCCCATTGCCGGCGTGAAGCGTCGGTCAACAGGTCCATCGAATCAATAATCACGATGTCCGGCGAACGGCCGTTGATCTTCCGGTACTCCGCAATGCCGTTTTTGATGTCTAATGTCGAGATGCGGGTATTGAAACGGGGAAAAGAACGAACCGTGATACTTCCCGCATAGGTCATCACCAGTTCCTCGAAATGCTTGAATTCCCGGTCTGAAATCCGGCCTTGTTCAAAATAATAGGCGTTACGTGAGATCATGCCACCGCTGTAAGCGTCCAGAGCTTCCTGTTCCGACCCTTCGAGCTGGTAGTGCAACACATGCAGTCCGTCGTCGATATCCGCACGGATACCGATATATTTCGCCAGATGGGATTTACCGACACCCGTCGAGGCTAAGAAACAGGTCAGTTGCCCCCTCAGGTTCCGTCCGGCATTCAGCGCGTCCAGGTAGGGAATATAAAAACGGCACACCTGCGGCAGGCGGCTCTCCCTCGCTTCGGCTTCCCGGCGGCGGTTGTGCTCGAACCGCTCCCGGAACGTCTTGGCCACGTCCACGAATGCGTTCGTACGGAGAGTAAACGAGGAAAGCCATCCGGCATATTCCGCCAACACCTCTTCGGCCTTGTCGGGAAGGTTCTGGTTATAGAGTTTGCCCACTTCGGTATAAACCTTTTGCAGACGCACTCCCTTGATATAGCCCTCCAGCAAATCCGTCAGGGCTTCGACGCTCGAATTTTCCTCCTCATATTCCTGAAAAGTGCCGATCAGTTCGATCACATCGTAATCTCCCTGGAAAGTCTGCGACAAAGTGGCGTATGTCGGCGGAACCTTATAGGTGCGGTAGTGATGCGTAATCACCTCCTGCACCTTCTGAAAGCTCTTGTCCGGCAGGTATTCTTTCCGCATATTTTCGGCGACGATAGCGCAAAGAGTGTCATAACGCAGGACGGCGGCATACAGCTCGTACAGGAATTCCGCCGACAGCGGATTGACGGTTTCATGCTTCATGGACATGTCCTCCTTTCGTTTTCCTCACACCGGAGACGGTACAACTCCGGGTAGCGGGCGGCGGTACGCTTGCGGCAGCGCTCCGTATGCCGGCATCGGCCGCAGGTTTCAGAAAAGGGGTTCCACAGCAGGGTGGAAACACCGCATACATAATAACACACGGGGGTATTCACAACCCGGCTCTTGGTGCCTTCCTCATAAGCCGGGTCCAGGAACTGCCACAACGGATGCTCCCGGCGGTCATGCACCAGCGACGGCAGCAACGCCCGTGAAAGACCGGCACTTTGCAGCCACCGGTCCTCATGGTAGCGCCGCTGGGGAGTCAATGCTGCAAAACGGGCACGGGCTTTGGCGCCGAACGAATGCGACGGAAACCAGCGGCGTGACAGGTAGTCCCCATCGAAGCGGCTGATGGCATGCGCCTGACAGATACAGAAATCCGTCAGACGTTCGTCCGAAAGTTCTCCGCCGCCCTCCGTTTGCAGTGCTTTCAGGCAGTCGCCCACCACACGCCGGGCAGAAGCTCCGCCCGGAAACCGGAAAGACGAGGACAACAACCGGCGCACAAGGACCTCAAACAGCGCTATTGTCACTCGTATCCTCTCGTTTTTCTCCATCGGGCGTAATCAGTTTGCGCATCTGCTGTTTAGCCAGGAATATCCGGCTTTTCATTGTGTCCATGCTCCGGCTTTTCAGATTGCCGTTGCGGTGCGATATTTCCACGATCTCCTCCAGCTTGTAACCGGCTTGCTGAAGAATCAGCGCTTCCCGGTAAATCGGCTTGAGCGTATCCAGGGCATCCAGGATGTCGTCGTTATAAAAGTCCCGGTAGTTACCGGTACCCAGAGCATTCCCGTGCCCCTCGTCCTCATCGCTGAGCGACGAGACAAGCGACGAGACACTTATATTGTCCGAAACGGGCATGTGGCTGCGACGACGGTTTGCCTCCATGACAAACCGCTTCGTGACGATATGTATCCAGTTAAGAATACAGCGCTGCGGATCATACGTGGCGATGTACTTGAAAAAATTCACCAGTACATCGCTGTAATTGTCTGCAATATCTTCCTGGCGGAAAGAATAACGGATGCAGAGCCGGTACACTAAATTCCGGTTCGGCACTATATACCGGTTGAAAAGCTCGGTACGGCGTTCTATATCTTCTAACTCTTCATCCGGAAGAGGTTTATTATTTTGCTCCATAGGCTGACGGATTGACGGTAAAAACTCATTCTCAATCTGTCAGCAACTCGATGTGCATCAATTATATGGTTTTGTTTCATAATCATTCAAATACGATATTTCCGCAGGTAATAATGGTACAGATGACAGGCATCCGCCGCATTATCATCCACAGGTTCATAACGGTATTTCTCCCGGCACGCCCGGATCATGGCAGCCTTATCGGCACGCCCGTCCCCGGTAGCGAACTTTTTCAACGTGGCGGGATTTACAAATTCCGGTTCTGCAAGATTAAATGTATCACAAACTTCCAGCAGAATACCCCGGAGTTCGGCGAGCCGCCTCATATCGTAGAAATGGCGGTTCACGCTCACATCCTCGGCCACGATCCGGCGGATACCGTAACGGCGGATAAAGGACAGAAGCATCACCCGGAACGCCCCGTGCATCTTATTGCCATTGCGGCGCTTGCTCTCGGTAAAGTTCCACGTCCCGCTTTCATGCACGCTGTAAAAGCCGGTATGCGTGGCGATATCCAGCCCTAAAACTTGCTCCCGTGTGACCTTATCCGATTCTTGATTCTCCATTCTCCTTCACGATTACCAGTTTGTGTTCGTACCCTTCAGCCACGTTTCCGTGCGAAACCACCAGCGAGGTGATCCCCAACCGGTTCAGGGCGGTAAAGGTGCTGGCAAGTCCGCTTTCGTCCATGGCGTCCAGTATCTCGTCCAGCACTAAAAGGTCGAGCCCTTTGTCGGTCTCGCAACCGCCGTTCACTAACCGCTGCATGGCAAGGATCGTAGCCAGATGCACACGGGCGGCCTCGCCCTGTGAGAATTTGCCGAAGCTGCCACAATCAATTCCGTCACGGATCAGGCTGGCCGAGATTTTCTCCCGGATTTTACCGGTTTTAAGTACCGTGAAGCCCGACAGGTGAATACGGATATCCGAGCCGATGCTCTCTAAAAATTCGTTGGTGATACGGTTCAAGGCTTCGATCTTCGTTCCGGCCAGATAGGATTTGAATTGCATGAAACGTTCCTGCTGCTCCCGCATGCGTTGTAACCGCCGTCCGATTTTCTCCTTTCGGGAGGCTGTTTCCGACGACTTGTTGCGGTATTGCTTGAGTGAGGATTTTAACGTGCACAGCGTATCCGAAGCCGAAGTTTCCGACAGTTCCTGTATGGTTTCCCGCAGTGTGGCGATCCCGCTTTCTGCCGAGCGGATTTCTTCTTTTGTCCGGCGGATTTCCCGCTCGGCGTCCCGGCAGGCATCGTCGATCAGGGCGAATGCCTCGTCAAAGAGTTTCCGGCGCACACCTTCCACTTCGTTCCGCAAGGCCGCAATATCCGATTCGATATGCTCTTTCCGTTGTCCGGCTCTGCGGAAACGGTCATTGGCTCCACGCACGCTTTCTTCGGAGCGCGAAAGGGCCTCGGCAGCAGCATGGGTCTCATTGGTGAGCGTGCGTTTCTGTTCCCGGATTTTGTCCTGTTTTTGTTCCAGGGCTGACGTTTCGTCGGTGCAGCGGAGAATACCGGCATCGGCATCCCGGAGCTGCCCTTGTTTTATCTCCAGTGTCTCCCGGGCTGCGGTAATGTCGAAATCCTCATCGGCGAGCAGGAATTCATGTTGGCAGGCCGGACAACGGATAGCACCCGAAAGTTGCCCTTTAAGGTGTTCGGTCTCGGTCAGCAATTCCCGGCGGCGTTGGCGTATTCTTTGCAAATCACCGTTCAGGACCGTAAGCCGGCCTTCCAATTCCTGCATCTGATTTTCGTAAACCCCGGTTTTCTCTTTATTATTCTTACAGACCTCTGCGTATCGCTTTTGCAGGCTTTCGCATTCGCCCGTAAGTCGTTTTAGGACTTGATTCGCTTCCGATAAATCCGACTTCGCCCGTTTCAGCTCGGTTTCCACCTCACCAATACGTGCCCGTTTTTGCTTTACCACCTCGTTCCAGTCGGTCAGACCGGTAATGGCAACGCCGCCAAAAAGAATTCGTATCTCCTCCAAACATTTTTCCACCGGTTTCTCACTCTCTTCCAGGGTTTGCAGGGCTTCATCACTCTCTTCCAGGACTGCCGTACGTTCTTGCAGGATGGTGATGCGGCCGTTCTTCTCCCGGATCAAAGCATCTTTTTGTCCGATGGTTTGTTGCATCGTTTCAATGCGTTCTTCACGGGTACGCGCTTTTTCGGCAGCAGTCGATTCCTCACGTTCGATTTGCTCCGTAAGCATTTCAATACGCCCGTCGATACCGGCCAGTTCCAGCGCTGCGTCCTGCAACTCCTTTTCCACGGGGGCCATATCTTCACCCACCTTTTCGATGGCACGGTCTACCAGTACGCCGTTGCTGAAACGGTTGATAATCTCTTTCTTCTGGGTATCCGAAGCGGATAGGAAATCCTGATACTTATGTTTGGAAAGAATAAAAGTGTTGAACAACTCCTCCCGGCTGATACCCAGTTTTTCAAGGATATAACGATTGTATGCGTCCACGGACGGTTGTACGGCCTCGTCGCCCGTTACCGTTTTGCCGTCACGGACAATACGGCAGCAGACCGTCGAAGCGCCTTTGCGGGGAATGCGGCGTTCGATGCAAAACACTTCCGAGGCAGCGTCATTGGAGAACTGCAAAAGCACGTAACATTCCCCGGCGGCATCGTTGATGATTTCTTCGCCACGCACTTTTCGGAGCGGGCTGCCGGTAATCCCGACGGCGATAGCCTCGATCAGGGCCGATTTGCCGCTCCCGTTCGAGCGTTGCGATTCATTGTCCCGGTTATCTCCGAAAATCAGAGTGGTAACCCCTTGTTTCAACGTATAGTTGAGTTGGCGGAAAGCACAAAGATTCACCGCCTCGATTTGATCTAATTTCCACATGGTATTCCGTCGATTTGTGATAAATACATTAAGCCGTATTCCGGATCGTCAATCGTCTTCAGACGACAGAATTCCCGGTAACTCTCGCTGATTTTCTCCCGGTCATAGCGTTCCAGCAAATCCCCTTCGGGCAATGGCACCGCCTCAACCTCCTCGGCCACCATCTCAACTTTAGAGGCGCCCGCTTCAAAAAGGGCACGCTTGTCGATATTCGGTAACTGGGAAGCACGGCCATGAATGCGGACACGTACTTTATAGCGGCCTTCGGCACGGATCTCGTCCAATTCGTCGGCAAGGTGCAGCCCCGCTTTTTCAACCGCCACGTCCATAGTGCGGTAACGGGTGTTCACCCGGTTTTTCACAAACTCATGCCTGCCGTCCGGATAAAGCACCGTGTATCCTTTTTCTTCGTCCTCACCGAAGTTGTGCTGACGGGAGGAGCCGATATACTCGATACGGGTGCCGGGGATGATGGTACGGTTGTGGTAATGACCTACAAATACACGGTCGAACTCATCGAAAACGGAGGCGGGAAGCTCGTTATCCGAAGGTTGTGCCAAAGCTCCGTTAATCCCCTCGTGGATGTACAGGTAATTGAGTTTACCTGGGACAAGCACCTTACTTTTCACCTCGTCCAGTTTCTCGGAAAAACTTCCGTTTTCCGGGAAATAGGCGATCATGTGTAACACGAAACGCTGCCCCTCAGCGCAAGGCAGAGAGACATAATCATCGGCAACCAACACGTTCGGATGCTGGTCGAAAATGTGGCAATAGCCCCGCACTGATTCCGGATTTACCTTATCATGGTTTCCGTTGATCATCACGATGCGCATACCATGTTCGGCGGCCAACAGCAAAGCGTCATGTACGGCAAGCAAGGTGTCGAGCGTCTGTGCCGCACGGCTCATAAACAGGTCACCGCCCAGGGCGATGTCCCGGATATTCATCCGGCGGCAGACGTCCAGTGCCTCCCGCCAGTTGGCCATAAATTCCGGGATATTATCTTTTGAAACGTGTATGTCATTGAGTAACAACAGACACGGATAGATTTCTTCCTTTTTCATACGGATGTAGGATGGGAAAGGAAAGGAAAGCACGGCCCGAAGCCGTACCTCCCTTTGTGTGAATACTATATGTGTCTGATTATCTGCGGCGGCGACGGGGCTCTTCACCTGTCGCTTCGTCTTCCGTTTCGTCAACCGGAGCCTCCGCCGGAGAGGGGGCTTGCATGGCTTCCTCGATCATTTCCAGCAGGTCTTTGTTCGAGGTCGAGCGGGTAACACGGATCGAGAGCCCCTCCTGTTCGATATAAGCACGGATCAACCCTCTCAGTTCCTGGCCTTGTTCGGTTCGGTCGCCCAGTCCCTCGGCTTGCAGACTTTCGTAACGGTCGAAAAGGTCGTCCAGTGTAGCGGCACCGGCAGCCGGATTCTCCTTGTTATCTTTGGTGCGCTTGTCGAACGAGAAGGAACTGGTATCCTCTTTGGGTAGTGCGGCCATCAGGGTTTCAACTGCCTCTTTCATTTCCTCACTCTCCATCAGTTCCATGCCGTAACGCTCGTCACACTGTTTGAGGAAAGCCACCGTCGCTTCCGCCTGATAACGGGAATAACGGTAAATGACTTCCGGGATACGGGGAGCGCCCATCAGGGCTGTCAATTCTTCTTTTGAAAGCACGTCGGTATCGGCCTCATTGTCGATGCTGATAAGGTATTCGGTCTTGCCGCCGTTTTTCTTTTTCTCGATTTCCACCGGATAGGCATCCTGAACGGAACTTACCGGACAGGGATAAGCCGGATTTTTAGCCAGTTTCTTTTGCCAGAGCTTGAATTTACGCTCGTCGAGATCCTTAAACTGGCTGTGCGAAAGGGTGAGAAGTTGCAAGCCCTTGGCGCGTTCCGAAAGGTCCATGATATACATGGCATGGCCGTAGCTGTACTTCAAGCCGCCGCCGAATGATCCGCCGCCGATTTTTTCGGCCAGCTTTTCGTCTCCCTGGGCCTTGGCTTCAGCAACCGCCGCACGGCGGTAAGTGTCGATCAGGTCTACCGGATAGCCGGCATCGGTGGCACGGGGGACGGTAACATACATATAGGAAGGTTTCCCGCCCGAGGAAGGCTTTTCAAGTTCCAGCAGGAGCTGGTGGACGGGGTATTCATAACCCGGACGGCCTACTGTGCCGTCAGGATTAGGAGCGAGAGGCAGCACACGAAGACGATAAACGCCTAATTTGTCCATACGAAAAAATTCTGTGCGGGCAAACGCTTTGTTTTCTTCCTGCGCCCGTTGCTGTGCCTGGGCATAACTCTCCTGGGAAGCAAGGAACAGCTCCTCGACGGAAAGTTGGTTTTCTCTTTCAAGATTTTCTTCTTGCATAACGCTGTAAGTGATAAAATGATACTTGCCGAAGAATCTGAAAAGAAACGACCGGCGGGTTCGGATACACCGCAGATCTTCAATTTAGAATCTGATGAAGGGCAAGAAAACCGGACAGGGACTGCCGGATTACCGCTTACATTACACGACGTCCGCAGAAAGGGGACGGTTCAATTGATAAAATACGCTCTCTTTCAGGCAAAAGAGAGTATCTGCAAAAATAAAAGCATTTCACTACCCGGCAAAATATAAGATTAAATGTTTATGCAAAAACCTTATAACATCCTGTAATAAAATGCTTTATAAAATACCGTCAATAATAGTCTTGAGTTTCCGGTTCATTTCGGCTGCCAGGGCAGGCGTAACCGCTCTACCGGATAAAGACGCGAAACATCCACTTTCGAGGCATCCTCGATCATACGCCGGCGGATAGCTGAAATGAGCTTCCGGTTACGACGGATAAAGGCTTCCAGTTTACGCCGCCGCATCTCGTCATAGAAAGGTTTCTTCTCCGGCGTCATCCGGGTGGCACGCCGGCAATAAAGACCGTCACGTTCATAAAGCTCCAGATAGCGCTGGAACTTCGGTTTCCGCAGTGACGGGTCTTTCGAGGCGGAACAGACCACCCGGATCAGAGGGGGAGGAGGCGCACGGTGCTTGCCCGGAGGCAGCGACTGCATGATAAGCTGATACACTTCCGGTACCTCGTATTTGAGGAAGAACCCCAGCTTGGTCTCCTCGAAAAGGTAACGCTTATACGTTCCCCGGGGCCTTCCGGCTTTTCCGGGCTGACTTAGAGGCTTCTTTTCCGCCTTGCGGGTGATCCTCGCGCCCCGGTACTTCTTCGCTTGTGCCATCGGATTCGGGTTTTATGGGTTCGACTTGCGGTTCTTTCGGCTGTCCGCAAGGTCGTTGTCCGCCTGCGGCAATAGCGGCCCGGCTTGCCAGGTCTCGCTCGATGTTTAACTTTTTCATATTATACCATGTATGAGAAATTTAGATTCGTAGTATTGTTATACATCCCGCTCTCGTAAAGCTGAACCTTGCGGGAGTTGGCATCGATCATAAACGAAGTGCCCCGATTGTACTTGTGATCGTCGTTGAAGTCGGCGACAGACAACCGCACACCGTATTTAGGCGGAGAAATCTTATTCGGAATCACGGCCACCACGCCGCCCCAGTTGCTGCCGTCACGACGGGCCGTGTTGATACGTCCCTGGATGCACACAATGTTACCGATCTGGCGCACAAACAATTCACGGGTATCAGTGCCCGAACCGCTGTTGGACATCTGCATCCATCCGGTATCCGCAATCTTGGGCTCGTAATCGGCGGCATAAGCTGCGCCCAATGTCTTGCAGGCCAGCTTGCGGGCTTCGTCGTTCGGAAGTGTCAGATCACCCAGCTTCCCGTCCCGGCGTACATAATCCCCGGCAAGCTCCTGGCTTCCGGCGGCTCCCAATTTCTCCCGCAGGATCTGTTGCGCCTCGGTTGAACTTTTGCCCTGGCTCACCAAATAAGTGATGAAATCCTGGAATAACTCCGAGAGACGGCCGAAACGCTCGTCGGCGTCTTTCTTTGAATAGACGTTCAGATTTTGGGCGGCTGTCTGCCGCTGTCCCTCATCCAATCCGTCTAATAACAAATTGGCTTTCTTTTTTAGTTCCGCCGAGACTTGTGCCACCGAAACATAACCCTCACTCTGGGTGGAATCCTCTCCGGCAAAAGCCCCGTCTTTAATCCCTTCGAGTTTGGCGCAGAGTTCCGCCGTAAAGTCCTTGGTCGAAAGCCCTTTTCCCGCTTCGGCATCCACTTTCCTTTTCAATCCCTCTTCCAGCGATTTTTGGGTGGCATAGGTCGAAGCCACCGAAGCGCCGTCAATGCGCAAATCGCCTTTCACATCCACATAGGTCTTTCCGGTAAGGATAAGTCCCCCGAGTGTGTTTTCAAGGGTCAGATCAGCGGCTCCATCAGTGAGAAAACCGACACCGGCAACGGCCGTACCCTCGGCATTCAGCCATTGCAAAGCCCCGCTCTGGTCCGAGTTTGTCAGCCGGATACCGTAACCGGCATCCACACACAGCAAACCGCCCACATTTATCTTGCGGGTAGCTCCCTCGGCCTGCAACAGTGGAATGGAGCATTTTTTACCGTCGTAAACTTCAAAATTCCGGTAATAACTCACTCCTTGCTGATACCCCGTATAATTAACACGTACAGAGCCTTTATCGCCGGTAGCGGCGGTATTGCCGAGCTGGTCGGCCGACACGTACAGGCTCCCCAGATGGGCTGTGGTACTACTCAAGTCCAGAAAACGGCTCGTCCGGTCATTGAACGTGGCGCAGGCAATCCCTTTGCTGAAAATGCCGATCTCACCATTACTGCTGTTGAATTGCAGGGCCGTTGTAGGACCGCCCGCATTCTTAGTGACTTCGATACGGGCAATGCCGGCTTCGGGGAAATACCCACGCAGCACATAGTTGTTGCCCGCAGGAGCTACCAAAAGGGAATGCTTGCTCTCGATACCTTTCTCCACGGTCAGCGTACCGGTCAGTAACAGGTCTTTCCGGACGGTCTGCCCGCTAAAAGGACTGTCCGTCATCAGGGCATAGCGCCCGAAGAATTTATCCAGCAACCTTGGTGCGTAGTCTGTGGTGATTTCGATGAACTGGGGATGGGCTCTCGTGACGGCATCGGTAGTTTCAGGAACAGACGTCCCGCCCAGGGCAAGATAACAGCAACGCCCCCGTTTGTTCACTTCGTTGGCATAGGCTACGGTCTCATGGCTGTTCTTCTCGTAAATATAGTACGGATATGCAGCGTCATTGCAGCCCTCAAAACGGCGTACCTTACCGTTCAGCCATACATATCCCGGAGTAATCGCAGTGCCCGAAGCCGCACAACCGGAAATGATGAAATTACTGCATGCTGAAAACAATGTGCTCAAGCCAAGCACCATGTCCTGAAGATTGATGATATCGTCGGCGTAGGTATAACGGCCGCCGGGTTCCGCAATGAATTCTTTCACGGCTATTTCGTTTTATTAGGTTTAATCTCTTCACCGTCAATCCGGATCAGGTAGGTCTTACCCGCCGTCCGGTATGTGTTTACCGCATAGGATAACATATATACAAATTCCTGGGTAGGAAGGGTTATGGTAGGGACGCACACCATGAAACTCACTTTGCGGGTCGCTTTTTCTTCGCTGTAGAGGTAAAAAGGACGTGGCTTTTCCGATTCGGCTTCCGCATCAACCTGTTCACCCTCATACCAGACGGTAAAGGGACGGCCCGAAACCGATCCTTCATGATAAAGGTCCACTCCCAAAGGGGTGCTGTCGGCAATATAGATGCTGTCGGTCCCGTCAGCGAAATACCGGCGGAAACGGTAATTCAGCCACCACTCGAACCAAAGGACCTGCGAGGTCATACGGGCCTCGATCTGACGTTCACGGGCCCACTCGCAAAAACGATCATTCAGCCTTTGAAGTGGCCACAAAAGACTTTGCAGCAACAGGATATAACGCCGTCCCGGAAGATAGTGCGGGATAAGGCGGTTCACCAGCTTATCCGTAGGAAGATGATAACGCTTATTCATCCACAGTCAGTTTTAAGGCTTCACGAAAAGTAGGCAGGCCCTCTTCCTGGTCTTTACCGGAAGACTGGCGCAGATATCCGGAAGTGGTGTTCTGTACGCGGGCCACTTTTTGCATAGGTTTCAATGCCCCGTCGATGTCATAGCAGGCCAGAAATACCCCTTGGGCAGGTGTTGCCTCCTCATCGATCCACACGTCCGTGACATGTTCGGCCGAACGGATGGCGGCCATGACTTTCGATACATAAATCCCCGCATTGAAATCGATGTTCATCATATACTCGTTCAGGGAAGCCTCGATATTGTCGTAGACTTCCGCTTCCGAAACAGCCCCGTCCCAGTAAACCGACAAACGGGGAACCAGCACGTCACCCGGCAACGAAGTGACTTCAATGCGTGTGCCCGCAAATTTAATCCGGTTCAGATAAGTACGGATTTGTACCAGTTCATCGGCGGGTATTGCCGAAAGGTTGCCCTTGTCTCCGGTAGCCACTTTCAACACCAGCTTGCTATCCAGATTTACGTCGTCGGTACTTTCTTCGTACGATACCTGCGTGATGATCCGCTTGCTCTCATCCACCGAGGCATACCCAAAAGCCAGGCCGTCTTCACGTACCGTCAGCTCGTCTCCTTTCTGATACTGGAGTAACGCACGGGCATAGTAGTCCGGCGTGCCGTTGATGCGTTTATTGATCGTCTCCGAAATATCATAGGCAAAAACATCCAGAATTGTCTCGAAACTGTAAATCACCGCAGCCACCACCCAGGTGATACCGTTCAGAATCGACAGCTTCGAGTCGCTTGAGAATTCGGTCAGTTCCAGCCGCTTGTTACGCTCCGCAACCGCCTCCTTATAAATTGTATCCAGTGTCCGGCTCATCTTTCAATATTGGATTAATTTGATTCATATTTGTAAGTCGCCTGTCCGATGTGGACGATCCACCCGCCGCCCTCATTCCAGCTTTCCTCGTGGGTAAGCAGCCACACAGCCTCCATACCGGTAGCGATGGCATACTTCCCACCCGTGTCCCTGGACGGTTCACGGTACTCCCCATAGGGGCTGAAAGGAAGTGTCAGTTCGCAATTCCGGCGTCCATAATGGTGTGTTACCAGTCGGATAAGGAAAAGGTCCAATGCCGTACGGCTGACGTCCGCATCACTCAGATCGAGTGACATCAAATTCCGGCATTCGGCAACCGGAAGCAAGCTCCCGCAACTCGTGCCACAAAGCCGCATCCGGTAAGTTCCTCGCAACAAAGGCATAAAATCCAACGACAGATTGCTATCACACAGGAAAAACTGCTCGCAATAAAGCGGTTCTTGCACGAGCAACCGTTGCAATTGGGCTGTACCGGCATCGAACAGGCGAAGTGAAATTTCATTCCCGTATAGGCGGATCTGCCGTGCCGTACCGATCACGCTGTCAAAACGATGATAGATGGTCTGCGGCTCGGGGGACAGCACGATGTTTTCCAGTAGGGAGTTATCGCCCCAATCCACTACCAGTGTACCGCTGCCCGAAATCGTAAATTCCACATCCTGCCGGTTGGTATCCACCGTCAACTGCATGCGCTGACGTCCTGAAGGGTATTTGGGGTAAACCCCGCGTTCCCCGCCTGCCGGGACAATTCCGTTACGGCGGTATTCCGCCACCACCTCCGCATTGATAACGAAACCGTCCGTATAGGAAAGCCCGTCACCGCTATGTAAACTGTCCTCCAGCGAAAGGGTGGGATTGCTCAGCAAGAGGTCTATAATTCCTTCAATCGAACCGGTCAGATGGATGGCCACGTCATAGATATTTTGTCCGGTAGTGACGATATATTTACCCATTGTCATCCTCCTTTTCCCGGGTCTCCAGCAACAACTCTCCGGTGACCGAATCCATATAGGCGTTGTCGATAATCATATTGTCACTGCTAAACTCACTTTGCAGTTTGGCGGCCAGACCATTATTCTCGAAATTCCCATGCAGGAAATCAATCAGCCCGACCCCTGTAGTGGGAAACTGATACAAACTCCCTGGAAAGGCTTTCAACAGGAACACCTCGTTCTGGTACTTGGAAGCCCCGATCGTCAGGTCGGTTTCCGCGCCTGAAAACAAGGCAAGGTAACCGTCCCGCAGAATCAGATTAAAGCGTCCCTCTGCATGGATCGTCCCGTATTGCGAGAGCCGTATGGCACGGGTTACACCACTTTCGTCCTCCCGGAATACAGCATACCAGCTTTTGTTCGTCGTCGGATTCACCAGGTATTCAGGATGTCCGTTTCCGCCACCCAGCCGTAAGCGCACATACAGTTCTTTATACAAAGGCGTGTAGGGGATCTGCACACCGATACAGGCACTGCCCGGATACCGTACCCGGAAATCGGCGGGAAGCGTAATCTCCCCGTAAACCCACCCCTCATCCTCCTTGTCGAGAAGCCGGAAGTCATAAAACACCTTGCCGGTAAGATTCTCGGTGGTATTCACTTCGCCCAAAGCGGCGTTCATGATAATATCTTGTCTTGACATATACGTAATAAAAAGCCCGGACACACCAGCATCCGGGGGCGTGCTACTAAAGATTAGCACAAAAAAAGAGGAAAGGGTTATACTACTGCGGCTGAGAATTGTCGTACAGCTTTTCGATAGTCATCCACAAGTCGTCCGGGAGCTTCTCATCCGAAATCTTCTCACACGACTGTTGCAGATATTTCAGTTCATCGGGCGAAAGTTCGATGTTCAACGGCACATCTTTTTCAACGTCCCATTCGATGCGGTTCGTCTCCTGGTTCTCGTGAAGTCCTGCTTCCTCGCGTTCCTGATCCGAAATTTCGATCTTGCGCAAGATTTCCTTCTTGAGGTTAAACTCCCGGAATGTACCCTCCTTGGGCAGGATAACCGGAATGTAAAGTCTGTCCTTAATGCTTAATTCCATATCTTCTTGTTATTTGTTTGTAACGTCTTCCTGATTGTCTGCGGCGAGGGAAGGCATCTCGGCCCGGATATGTTCGATATACCCCTCAAAGTCCGAAACATACTGCGAAATTCCCTGTGCGTAAGGCAAACTGCAATAAACCGTTTCATTCTCGTAGGTCAGCGTGCCGTAAAATTCCGGTGCGGCCTCGGAAGTGAGGGTTGCATTCTTCTTGAAAACGGATGCCTGCACCCGTTCGAGCCGGTTGTTGGAAACAACATATTCGAGCGAATAAGACGCATGATCCGTCTGCTCCTCGGCTGTCTTTGTAGTAGTGATATTTACAATGTTCATAAACTGTTTTTATAAAGTAATAGCCTTTCCGCTAAGAAAGCGGGTGATTAATGATCCCAGTTATTCGTGCTGAACACCTGAAAATTGAAAGAACCGTCGTTACGGGTATTGTCATCCTGCGTATAAATATCAAAATAGTAAGAGTAGACAGCCTTCACCGTCGGATAAATAGGGGTATTATCCGCTGTCGAATAAATACCCGTCGCCATGACCATATATGCTCCTCCCAATCCCCACGAGGACGGCAGATAAACCCGGTACATTCCCTGCCCCAGCCGGCTCACCGAAACACCGGTCGAACCGTCAAAAGTATGATAGCGGATGGAAGCGGAGGATTTCGTGCCGGTTACGATGCCGGAAGTCAGAATTTGTTGGAAGCTCCCATATCTTCCCGAAGTCATCATATCCCGGCGGTTCAACACAATCCATCCGAAAAAAGTCGTACTATCCCCGTACCCGATCATTTCAATCACTTCCCGGGAAAATTTGAGCGTACTCTTCGATATGCCGTCTTCAAAAAAATATTTCCCCGAAGGTGCCGTAATCGACATATAACCCGTTGAAATTATCGAACCCCAACGGTAATTTACCAAGCAAATTCTTCGTCCGCTATTTTCCAGTGTCCACGGCAGATTGATATTTTCATTCCAGCCGCCGGTTTGGGTACAAACCACATTATCGTAATGTACAGGGTCTGTCTGTACACCGCTGGTAATGCCACCACCGACCGTTATCCAGATGGAAGGATCGTTTTCTACAAAAGCGCTCCGGATAGTCCCCTGGATAGTCACGTCTTTAAACGAACCGCCTTGAGCCACAATGTTTCCCGAAGCATCCCACGAAAACTTGCCGTTCGCCACCCGGCCCGAACCATCCGTATTGAATGCCACTTTCCCCGAACCGAAAGAGGCTGAACCGTCATTATTCAATCGCCATCGGCTTCCGTTGATAATCGAACCATCTGCGCCCAATGAGACATTATTCTTATAAATATGATTATTGTCGAATGCCCAGCCTGCAATCCGGTTGTAAACTTCCTTAGATCCGCTACGGGTATAATTCGCCGACAAACAGAAATATTCAAGCCCGTCCCAACTCATCATCTGTATGCCTAAAAAACCAGTCCTCACAGTGCTGCCCGAGGCGGCAATCTGTCCGAACACCACATGCCCGGCATTATTGCTCTGGTGCCAGGTCATCGTTATGCCCAGAGGTTTATAGGCACCCGTGTACCAATACCCCGAACCGCTTGCCGCCGAACGGATCTGGATCGGCATGGCGCCCACGGTCCCGATACTTCCCGCCGTAATATTATCCGCCCCGATAGTCCATCCGCCGATTCTGCCGCGCACAAACGTGCAACTTAAACCGTTTATATAACTGACATTGATGATATTCGCCTTGATGCTCGCTGCATCCAGTTTCGTGGAATTAATGCTGCCCGCCGCTATCCGGTCGGCACTCAATGTCCCGGTAGTGATACTGCCGGCATTAATTGCTACGGCATTCACCTGGGCCGCCGTCAATGTGCCGGTGTAAATGCCGGTCGAGCCAATATAGGTCAGCGGATGCTGAGCTAAAGTAGTATCGTTGCTTTGAGTTAGAGTAATAAAGCGATGGCGACGGATTTCTTCTTCAACCGAAGATGTTAGCGTTCGGGGAGCCGGAGCATAAGCAGTGTAACTTCCCGATAGAAATATTTGGTCCGAATTATAAGCAATTTGGGGAGATGCGGGTATGGGTGACGGGCTGTAAATCGAACTATCCAGAGGTTGGTCTGAATATAAATGGTATACCGCCCCTGTACTGCCTCCGCCACGTAAAAATATGGCAAACATACACGAATTACCACACAGCGAAGCGCCACCGAACATTCTTGAATAACATTCGGATAACTCATAAATATCCCATGAATAAGTTGCGCCGCCCCAACCACCAAAATTGACTTTGAGAAGCAGTATTAATCCACCCATGTGGGTAGAACTGTTGTTGTCCCAGTCTGAAGGGGCTTGCTCACTGTAATTTCGCCGTACGAGAATATCCCTTTTTACACTTTGATCACCGCCTTTGATAATGATCGGATAATATTTGTTAGATTCCCCGTTTATAATGATCCGTTTATAATAACGATAGCCGAAATTTGTACTTTTAGAAGCCTCTATATCATTTTTCCATTGAAGCGATACCGATGACGAGAATGTCACCACCCCTGCCGCATTCCAGGATATATTGCCCGCAGCGATGCTTCCCGAACCATCATTGTTCAATTTCCACTTCGTTCCGTTGGTGATCGATCCATCGGCACCCAGAGCTACGCTGTTCTTATAAATTCGTGACGTGTCGATATTCCACCCCGCGATTGCATTGGCAGCTCCCAGTCTTGCCAGACAGTTCCCGCTGGCATCCGTGACGTACAGTCCGAAATCATTGTCGTTGTTGTAATACAGTTGCACCCGTTTCCCGCTTGTTGCGCTCGAACTGGCCCCGTAAACGGCAACCCGTTTATTCCCGCTGTCAAGTGTGATATGATTTGCCGTCAGTGTTGTCGCCCCGATAGTCCATCCACCGATCGTTCCCCGGACAAAAGCACAGGCCAGTCCGTTTATGTAAGCCGCATTGATGATGTTCGATTTTATTTCCGCCGCATTAAGCCGGGCGGTAGCAATCGTTCCTGCCGTGATCTGCGAAGCATTCAACCGCAAAGCGTTTACCGTATTGGCAGAAAGGGTGCCCGTGAAAATACCGTTGGCATCGATATAAGTCAGTTTTGTGGACCAACCCTCGCTCGTAGCCTTCGATGTAAGGGCATCTGCTACGGCACGGGCATCCGTGCCGGCTTTTTTGGCGTCGGCAATGGAAGTGTTCAGCGTTGCAGTCAGCGTACTGATCTTACTGTCGGCATTTTTGCCGGCCTCCGTTACCGCTTCGCCCTTCTTCGTGTCGGTGTACCCTTTGGCCGAAGCCAAAGCTGCATCCGCTTTCCCTTGTGCAGTGGAGGCGGCAGCATTCAACGTTTCCGTCTTTGCCTGGCTGATGGCATTTGTCCAGTTCAGGCTTACTCCGGCACCGAATTCAATCCGCCCCGTCGAGCTATTGTATTTGATAAACTGGTCGCCCTGACCTAACTGGACATTTCCGCCATTATCCACAAAAAAAGTTTTGTAACCATTACGGAAGCCATATATTCCATCCACCGTTTCAGTGACAACACTTCCTGAAGCGTTTTTCACACTCAAAGCCAAACGGCCTATGGCCATTCCAGTCAGCGTTCCATCCGAATTTTTCGCTCCGGCAAAAATTTTGGGAGTAATTACAGTCGTGCTGTTTATCTGTGTTTTATTTGTATTCCAGTCATTCACCCAATCCAGTAAATTTGAATCCGTACCGGGAGATCCCGTGGCTCCGGCCCGTGCTTTGGCAAAACTAAAGGGGACATTGAAAGTTATTCCGTCCGCAGTGACCGGCAGATCAATTACGCCCTGTTCTGCCAATGAAGTTCCGGGATTAAAAACAAAAGTGACCGTAGTTCCCGATTTACTCATACTGCATCCGCTTAGCGTAGGCAACGTCCCGATGATAGGAGTAACGGCCACCGTACCACGCAAAACAAAAATGACAGTCGAAACCGTGACAGCCGTATGTATCCGGCCGTTTTCGTCAGTAGGAATAGTGCATCCCTGACGCGAGCTTTTCACCGTATAACCATCTTTGCCGTTACTGCCGGGTGATCCGCTGACAGCCTTAGCCCAACGGAAAGTCAAATTATAGGTAATTCCCGGCATTAACAAAGGAATATTCAAGCTGCCGTGCGCTGCCAGGGTTGTCGTATTCGCAGCAACAACATACGTTATGGTCTTCCGGGTATTATCTATTGTTATAGAACTGAACCCTGAAGGCTTAGTAATATTACCTATTGTAAATGCCGTATAAGGGTTGTTTCCCTGGGTGACCTGAATTGTTGAGACCACTGTTAAAGCAGATGTTATCGTCCCGTCGGAAGAAGCAGGAAAAACATATTCATCCACAGATTGACTGGCATGAAAGGCTTCATCTAAGGTTGTTATTGTCACTTGTCCTTTTGCGACCAACTCTTTTCCCATAATCGTTTCTTTTTCCAAAAGAATAGAGAGAAAAAACAACCTTTGTTTTTACGGTAAAGTCTACCACACATTACGCCCCATAATGACAAAATCAAACGCACCGGCATCTGCCTTGCCGGATGAACCTATATTCTGGATCACAAAATAGGTTGAAGTCCGTTCCAGCAAACGGAAAAAACCGTAATAGGTAGTACTTGACCATAAAATGGCCATAACGGTATAGTCTGTATGCCTCAGATTGTGATAAACTCTGTATTTCCCGTCACCAATATGGCTGAAGGAGGAGATCGTCACTCCGTCTCCCCAAATCTTGCGGTAATAATTATTGTAACCGGTTGAATATTTACTGCCGATATAAAGAACTCCGGGCATACACCAGCGCTCGCCCGAACGCTGTCCGAATTGCATGGGACCATAAGCCTCAACGGCATAACTCGAACCTGCATTGGCGAGAATATACATTCCGCGTGCACCTGTGGCGTAAGTCTGGATACTGATGCCTGTGCGGGAGGAATCGGCACGCATACTGATGAGGGAACCACTGGAATTAATGTACAATGAAGCATTACCGATCATTGATGAAAACTCTATCGAAGAGTCCGATGCCGTGTTGATTAACTTATTGCCGCTGATCGTGAATCCTGCGATCTTTCCGCCCGTAGCAGTTATTGTTCCGTTCAGCGTTACATTTCCCGAGGTGTCCCATTTGATATTCTGGTTGGCAATATATCCTGAACCGTCGGCGTTGAATTTGATCCTGCCGCTTCCGAACATAGCTGAACCGTCCGTATTCAAGGCCCAATAATCTGCATTTGTCGAACTGTTGCAATTATACATATATCCGTTGTTCTGGATGCCGATGGTGTGCCCAGCCGTTACATTTATGCTATACAAGGCATGGTCGTTAAGGGTGAAACCGCCGATTGTTCCGCCAATGGCCATAATCCCCGAACGGTCTAAGGTGACCTTTACATTATTACCGGCATCACGTACGGAAACGCTGCCATTATAACTACTGCCGCCCACAATCAATGTACTGTCAATGAGTACTTGCCCGGCACGTACTGTACCGGTATAAACGCCATTCCCGTCAATATAAGTCTTTTGCTTACCGGTTACATTAATCCCTTGTGGAATGCCATTGATAATCACTGTCGAAATTTCTGCATAAGGTTCCGATTCACCCGTACCATATACTGCCACCAAACCGTTATCCTTACCGATAGTCGGAATGCCGATCAACACATAAGGATTTCGGCTGCTGTTAATAGTCAGGTTCGATCCTCCGCAACGCTGGAGAGCTGCATTCAAGGCTTCGTTGATAGATATGGCATCATAAGATGTCAATACCACTATCTTATCAGAATTCAGAGCATTCAGTGCCGAAGCCAACAAATTACAGTTAGCATCGTTGCTATACACATCGTAATTCGTGCTTGATGCTATCGATAAATTACTTCGGTTAATAACAGTGAGCGTCAGCCCCCGGGAACCCGAATTCACTACTTCGCTGCCGTTTAAATTCACCAATCGGACCGCATTATGGTTCAGCCCTGTACCCCGGGCATATAATTTTCCATAATTTGCCACATTGTTCCAGTTCAAAGCAACAGCAGAAGAAAACGTAACACTGCCGCTACTGTTCCAGGATATTGCTCCGTTTGCGATCTTCCCGGAACCGTCATTATTTAACCGCCATTTTTCCCCGTTATAGATAGAACCATCACCACCTAATGATACTGAATTTTTCCAGATGCGGGTGTTGTCGAATGCCCAACCGGCGATACGATTATACACTTCCTTTCCGCCCGACTTGGTGTAATTGGTGGATAGACAGAAATATTCTGTATTATCCCAAGCCATCATCTGGAGCCCGATAAACCCCGTTTTTACACTGTTTCCAGTAGCAGCTACCTGACCGAAAACGATATGTCCTGCATTCTCGTTTTGGTGCCAGGTCAAGGTAAGTCCTAAAGGCTTGTAAGCTCCCGTGTACCAATAGCCGCTACCGGTCGAACCCGAATGGATCTGCAAAGGAGTAGCGCCTGCTGCACCGACACTCCCTACCGTCATATTATCATCCCCAATAGTAAAACCTCCGATCTTGCCACGGACAAAAGTGCAATTCAGGCCATTAACATACGCAGCATTAATAATGTTAGCTTGAATACTTGCGGCATCCAATTTTGATGAATGAATGCTTCCGGCGGCAATCCGTTCTGCCGAGAGCGTACCGGCTTTAATACTTGCGGCATTGATGGCTACGGCATTGACCTGAGCAGCCGTTAGCGTACCCGTAAAAATACCGTTCACATCGATATAAGTTAGCTTGGTTGACCAACCCTCGCTCGTCGCTTTAGAAGTGAGTGCGTCTGCTACGACACGGGCATCCGTGCCAGCTTTCTTCGCATCGGTAATGGAAGCGTTCAAACTCGTGGACAGCATACCGACCTTACTATCTGCATTCTTTCCGGCTTCCGTGACTGCTTCATCCTTTTTCGTATCAGCATACCCTTTAGCCGAAGCAAGGGCTGCATCCGCCTTACGCTGCGCTTCGGAAGTAACCTCCGTTTTTGCCTGGCTGATGGCATTTGTCCAGTTTAGGCTTACTCCGTTTCCGAACTCGATGCGCCCAGTCACGGCATTGTAGGTGATGGATTGATCCCCGTAACCCAGCATCACGCTGCCCGAAGAATCAAGGGCAAAAGTTTTACGCCCGGCCCGGAATCCATAAATTCCGTCGATGGTCTCTGTGACAATCGTCCCTTGCGCATTCACCGTTTTCAACGGGAAATGACCGAGAGCGACACCGGTCAGCGTGTTGTTGGCGTTTTTCACTCCCGCAAAGAGCTTTGGAGTAATCAGCGTGGCAGCATCGATCTGCGTGCGGTTGGTATTCCAGTCGGCAACCCAGTCCAGCAAGTTGGCTTCTACACCAGGCACGCCTTGTTTCGACTTGGACCAGGTGAATGAGAGCGTATAGGTCTGACCGCCGACAATTACCGGAATTTGAAGCACACCGTCATCGGCAAGGCTTTTGCTCCCGGCAGGAACATTGTAAGTTATCGTGTGCTGGACGTTATCGACAACGACAGATGTAAATCCGGCAGGAGTGGCTACGTTTCCAATCCTGAAATCCGCCACCGCCTCATTGCCGTGCGTAACGTTCACCCGGGAGGTAAGCGCGACATTCCGCTCGATCACACCGGCCTCGTCGGCAGCAAAAATATATTGGGTGACGGACTGGGTGACGGTATAGGCATCTTCCTGAACAACGATGGAGATTTGCCCACGGGCAAGAAGTTGGTTCATATTTGTTTTTCTTTAAAGAATAGCCTTAAACGATTGGAATATGTTGATTACAACAGAGGGAACGGGAATTAGCGACAACGCCTCGTCCGGAAAGGGACAAGGCGTTGCAAACAATCAGAATAGACAGGAAAGGAAAAAAAGATTTGTTATTTGGATACTTCGCACATCAGCACTCCGCGTCCCGTTACATCGGCTTTGGATACGGTAATGGATTTGCCGGTATAAGTCTTCACCACGGAAGTACCGGCGGCGTTCCACAGTTTCCAGGTGTAGGTATAGGTCGTTCCGGCAGCATCCAGTTCTTCGCCGTTACGATAAAGCACGGCTTTGGCATCCACATCGTTACTGTTGTTTTTGATCACAAATCCTTTCTGACTGACCAGATCGACCGTGATGGGATCGGACATATCCGAAAACGACAGAATGTCGCAGACCACCTTGTTGGCCGAAGCATTTCCGGCAGAGGTGTCCGTGTCTTTTATGGCACATTTGAATGTCTCAAAATTCAATACCGCATCGGCGGTTATGGTAATCTCGCTGGTCGTCCAGCCTGCCGTGACACCACGCTGGTTTGTCGAGGTCAGACAAGACCAGCCTCTGCCCAGCATGGAATTATAGTACGGGCACGACACGGTTGCTCCCGAAGCGGCGGCAGCACTCAGGGCAGAAGTCAGCGTGACGACTTTTGTCGATGTGTTGACCGAGGAAATCGTGTATTGGGCAGAGCCGATTGTAATCTTTCCGCCGGCTTCCATATTGGTAACGGAAGCAACGGTAACCGTGGTTACACCCGAAGCGGCAGCAGCCGTAAGTGTCGTCGGGGCAAAGACGGCTGAATCCTGAATTCCCCACGCATACGTCACGTTTGTCGTGTCGATGGTGGCACCACGCCACAAATCGCAATGTGCACGCAAGCTCGGGGTTTCATCGTTCTTGAAAACAATGCCGTCCGGAGCGTAACACACGGCTGCGATCATGGCTCCCGCGTTCAGATGCTGGGTGAACTGGATTTCAGCACGGAAAGAGATTTCCAGGCCGTTGGCGTCGATATAGGTCGCCTCGAATGAATAACGTGCTTGCGGGGCGGCAACGGTCAAATGGTTCGTCTTGATTGTCAAGGCATATTTGGCCGAAGCCGCGCCGATCGTGCAGCCGTCCTGTCCGCTGGTGATAACCGTGCCGTTCTTGTACCATTTCGCCGTACCGCTCTTGATACCGGGTGTCAGGGTTGCCACATTCCCTACGGCCGTGATCTGGTCCGTTCCGGCGTAACCGCTGACAAACAGCGAGGGGGTCAGCACCAAATAAGGCGAAGCTACCCATGAGGGAGCATAAACCCCGGTGTCTTTGTTGAAAACTTGGGTAAGAGGTTGGTTGGAACCGATAAATGCTTGTAATGAAACCGCATCGTTCTGATCGATGATACTGATTTGCCCACGGGCGACTTTTATTGCCATATTGTTGGATTATTTAGGGTTATGATATTTCTACTTCACAGTTAAAAACAGCCTTGCGCCACACATCCGCATCCGTGATCTGCAACGTCCGCCCACGATGTTCTTCCTGGTTCCAAAGAACGTCACTTTCCGCATTCCGGCTGATCCGTGTCCAGAGGAAACAACGGTCTGCTATACGTTCGGTAACCTCGGTACCCCCTTTGTAAACACGGGCGTAAAGCGTCGTGGAAACCTCTCCGTTATGAAATACCGTACCGTACTCGGATTCCACATACAAAGAATAGCTGTCCGAACCGTCATATTGTTTGAAAACCGTATGTGTCGCGCTGTATGTTTTTTCTCCACAGGTCGATATAAATCGGATTGTCAGCACATCACGTCCTTCCCAACCATGAAAATCAGGGCTGAGGGTATAAACAGCCGACGTACTGCCCGCACTTTTCCACTGCCCGTCCGATGCCTGATATTCCCAAAGGAACGTGGTTCCCGTAAAATGATGTTCCGTCCCTGTGAGGACAATCGTCGCCGGATCACAAACACTGCCGGTCAGCGCGTCCGGATAATGGAATACCGTACCGCCCTCAATGGTGACATACCGGGCTTTCATCTGTTCCTGGGCTGTCTGGTCCAAATCCTCCCAGCGGATAGTGACATCGCGCAAAGTGATCGTATCTTTGGTCCAACTGAACCGCCCGCCGGAGAAATACCCCGTACCGTCTTTGTTGATGACGAAAGAACCGTCCGCCGAGCTGATAGAACCGTCCGCATTCAACCGCAGTAACGGATGCTGGATCGTTCCGCCTACACCGCCCCGGTTAAACCAGGCGCCGTATTGCTCTGTTTCGTCGAGCACGCTGTCCGTCGGCTGGTAGAGTGTCGGGCGTGATCCTCTCTCCAACTGCGGAGAAGCGAAATGCCAACTGCCGGCCGCATTGTCCAGAGATAGGCTCATCGGGCTTCCCGGAAGGTGTTCAACCGTCAGCGTGACAAAATAACGCCCCCAGGTCTTGCCGATGGCGACTTGTCCCAGGATGCTGTTCCCTTGCCGTAAGCTCACAAGACACTCTTCACTGCTTTGCGCCCAGAAGGAAAAACAATAGGGTTCTCCGGCATGCGCCTGTGCCCAGGTGGCGCTCTGGCATTCCAGACGGGTTGCCCCGTCAGGCAAAAGGTAGGATTTTCCGATTCCGGTAGGCGGCGGCAGGGAGCTGACTTCGGCAGTTGTTCTGAAAAGCGGTTCCAGACTATTGACGAGGCAGTTTTTATGGATACGCCCCACGTAAAAAGTGCTTCCGAAACCGTTTTCATCCCCGGCGGTCAGCGTCCCCGCTACATTGACATCTTGGGTAGCATAAAGCCGCTGGAAATAAGCCCCGTAGCCTTCAAGAAAACCGAACAGAGGATCGGCGATACCTGTAATATGTCCTACACGGGCTTTGGTGGCATTCGAGAACGTGGCCAGCGACGAAAGCTCTACCACATTCAGATCGGCTATTTCCCACCAGTCGTTCTCCCGGCACGCTGCCTGTTTCAAATCGATCAGAAACTCCCGCTCATAAGTGGCCGGAAGATCCACCGTTACGATAAAAAGACGGTATTGCCATTCGGTTGTAAGGGAAATTTCTTCTTCCGCTTCCCGTTCTCCGCCAGTAATTCCGAAAGATACCCGGACGGCCGGACAATTTCGGGATGCTCTGATTTTATAAGAGAAGACCAGACGGGCAGGATGGGCGGGAATAGTCCCGAAAGACTGGCGGAATCCCAGCGGGTTCAGTGTGTCATCGCCTGCGCTGTTTCTTGTCAACCGGAAAACACGGGAAGCGCCGGGACTATCTTTCGTATAGGAAAAGGCAAACAAGCCGCTCCCGGCAAAACCGTATTCCGATTCCGAAGCCGGACGGCAAAGCGTACGTTCCGTCGCCATACCGTCGATCACATCCATATAAGGAGAATCATCGTCCGAAGATGTCAGATACAACGCTCCGCTACGGCGTTCGTCCATAAGGTTAGTCAGGCGTACGAAATCTAAAAGCTCGCCATCTAAAGGTTCGTCCCCCTCGATAAGGGCTCCCGTAAAATAAGGGGAAGACGCCTGACGGCCATCGGAAAGAGCGATCGAATCTTCCCCCGTAGTGAGTACTACCATCAGACTGTAAACCACACGTGTGCCGTCGGCATACTGGCGGCGCACGACATCCCCGGCTTGAAGTCCCTGGCGCTTCTTGGAAGTCGGATCAATGCGGATTTTAAAACGTGAATATTCGTATCGTGACATAAAGTTGCATTATAATTTCTCGACGCTATCCCCGCTGCAAGAGTCCGTAACCCATAGCGAGCCGTTGGTGGCCAAAGCCCGTTGAACCTCCAGTTCATACACCCGCATCCGCTTGCGTATAGTCAGTTCATCAAAAGTAGCCGCAACGCTGCCGGTAGTAATACTACGTCGGATAGCCCAGCCCGAACCGGCCATCCCGGAAGTGAAGAGCCGGGATGAAAGGCTGCCGTCGAAATAGACATTTCCCGATAGCCGCATCCCGTCAGCGATCTGTTGCAGGTGAATATCGTCCGTAAAGAATAGACCGTCACGGGTGAGACGGGTGAGCGTTCCGGCAATGCCGATATGACCGCTGGTTTCCACCGGATTCAGACAGACGATGAAATCCCCGGTCGTGGAGATACAGAACGAACTCGACCGCTTGTTCTGGGCGGCATAAAGGCTGGTCGAGGGGATATGACCGAAAAGAGTGCCGACCTCTTCACGGCCGCCACCGGAAACAACCGGGAATTCAGCCTCGGAAAAATAAGCCAGATGGCCGCCTGAAGTGGTGAAATAGCCACCCGAGGTATTCCCGAAACGAAGTTTCCGGTGCACCACGATTCCCTCGTCCTCACTATCCACCCGATAGGTGGATAGCAGGTCATTGCCATAGTTATGCCGCACGCGCAACGAATCCGGGAAATAGGCGGCACCGTAATTCGACACCAGCACGTGTTCCCCGTCGATGTCTGTCAGGTTCGACATCAAACGGACCTTGTTCGTATGGTCGCCACCCAAAAGCAAGTCGCCGTCGGCACCCTCCAGACGGACATCACGGGCACCGGAACCTTTCAAAACAGTCACTCCACTGATACGCACCCCGTACCCGGCCGAAAAGGAAAGATCGGCAAAACAGGAAAGGTGGTCCCGCGTAACTGAAAAGAGTTGTTTACCGTCTGCACCCAGTTCCGCACCATGCAAAGCCCGGAACAGACCGGAGATTTCCACATGGCCTGCCACTTTCAGATCACCGGAAACCATGCCGTTACGCATCTTCCAGTCCACATTGTCCCGGTTGGCGTTTTCTCCGTGGTAGATTTCCTGACCGTGGAAGAAAAGACCGTCTGCGGTCATATAGATACCGTTCTCTTTGTTCTCACCCAGTAACAGTTCGTTTCTCAGATGCAGGGAAGCATCCGTAAAATCCACTGTTCCCACCCGCAGGTAAACAGTCTGTGTCGCGGGATCGCAGACAAAAGGCTGCATACTGCCGATATACAGGTTACTGCCACCCACATGCAAGTCGCCGCTGATACGGACACCATAATCATAGCCGGTAACTACACCAGTATTGTCGGTCACCGCTTCCCGGAAAGTTTCCAATACACGGTGGTTATCGATACCGGCACCGAAACCGTAGTCGGCTCCCAAAGGACCGTTCATGTTGCCACCACTTTTGGGCAGGTAATCGATCAGGATACCGTCACCACCGCCACTGCCTTCCCCGGCTATGCTTCCGGCAATGGCTTCGGCAAAACCATAAGCCGTGTTGTGCAAACGGATTGAAGTATCGTCACCCTCTTCTATGCCATAGATGTGATCTTCACTTTTACGCTCCTGGGCATTAAAAAAGTTTTGGTACAGCCCGCGGTAGAGGCTATAACAAAGGCTCTCGGGGGAAAGACCTCCGATGCTGGGATGAAGTTCCACACTCATTTTGTATAACTGGTTTTAGAAAGAAATTTCTGGATACGGGAAGTCAGCGACGTGAAGTTCGGAAAGTTCAGCGGCTGCATGGTTCCCATCAATGTCGGCGTCATGATCTTGGAACACTCGGTCAGAAAATCGAGCATCAGTTGGGCCAGTTCGTTACCCAGCACCAAAGGCTCCGTGGCATTCTCATCCCCTAAAGTGACTTTATTGTCGGCTACCGTTACACTGGTGGAATTTACCGTTTGCGTCACCTTGTCGGCGGTCTGTTTCACTTCTGACTTATCCACGGTATGCGTGATACTTTCCGCCTGCTGTACAACGGTGCTCTCCTTGTCACTGTCGCTGCGCACCACCGTTGATACCCCTTCGGCCGCATAACAGGTATGCGCTTCGTTGCCCGTAGCTTCCAGTTCATTGTAGTCCGGGGCATTTTCATCTTCCGGATCGAGTTTTTCTGTTTCCGTAATGCCGATTACGGTTTCCGAATGTGCTTCCAGCCGGATCGTTTCAGCGTGTGAATAGTTCACAATATAGGCATGACGGCTCGCCGCATCGGTGACAATGGTTACGTCCGAGAATAAAGCCGGAATAATCAGAAAACTGCCCGTGCTATCCTGGGCGGCAGCCGGAAGCACCCCCTTATGTATAACCGTCCCCACCGATGCGGTCTCGTCGGGATATTCCCCAACGTCCACCGTACCGGCATAGTCCGCATACTCTTCGTCCGAAGGGTTATCGTGTATCTTGCTTACATACCCGTGAATCATCCGGGCGGTACCTACACCGCCCGTGCCGCCCGGAGCCATCGCCACCCGGTCAATGCTCCGTCCCAGCGCAATTTTACGGATCGCCTCCGAAATCAACTGCTGGCGGTTATCTGTCATTTTACTGTTTGTTCCCATAAGTCGTTTGTTTTCCTTTAATTCGATGTGGTATAGTAATTTTTTGCCTGTAGCCGTCGGTACCAAAAGAAGTGCTTACCTCTTCGACGATATACACGCCGTTTTTGGCAGGATTACGGGAATCGGTCAGTTCTACCTGGCAGGCGGGGTACAGGCCGAAGTCCCCGAAAAGGGTGACCGAACCCGTAATGCCGTTCAGGTTGTAGTTCCGGAAATATTCCACGCACTCTTCGACAAGCTGGTCGGAAGAAATATTCATCCGGGGGCTCATATAAGGCTCTATCGTATAGGTTGATAAATCTACCTTTGTACGGGTGTCGGCCCCGTCGGCAGTGACGTTGCCCGTGATCTTGTGCCGCTTCTTGCTGATTTGGGTGGCATTGATGGTCTGAAATTCCTTACTGCTTTTGTCTGTAGGATCGTAATCGAGATTCAGGCGTACCGTGACCTCGAAAAATCGTTCGTCCGAACCCAGTGCCTTGCCCTGAACGGCCAGAAATTTCGGATCGACTTTCAGCACTTTCAGTTCCGAGGAAGCTACATGCGTGTCGAAATAAATCTGAAACGGTCCCGCTACTGTATCTTCAGGGAAAGTCGGCTGGCTTTTCGATGAAGAGTAAGGTCGTCCGATTGCAATAGCCGGCATCTCGTCCTCACTGTTCTCGTCATATTTCAGAAAGCAGTAAATACGGTAACGGCTCCACGCATTCAGAATATCGGCAACGGTAAAATTGTCTGTAATCTTGATTTTACCAATCTGGATGTTGAACCGTTTCGTTTCCGAATGCAGCTTAAAACCGGTGTCCTTCAATAGATTATATTTGCCTTCCAGCACTTCGTTCACACTCGTGCCGCTTGCCGGAGTTTCAAACTTTGGCGACTGTTTGAGTTTCAGTTTGTAGGCCATATTCTCACATTGGAGTTCAAAACTGCTTTCACTGTTATAAGCCGTCACATACCCCTCGAACATGGTCTTTAATATGCCATTGTATCCCAGACGGACACGGACCCGCTGACCGATCTTGAAAGTATCCTTGTCCATGGCCGTCTGCGTGTTCCGCTTCTCGATGATTACGCCGTCCTGCATCACCTCGGTAGTGATGCGTGAAGCATCCTTTCCCTCCAGTGTCGCAGCGCCCAAAACCGTACTCCGCACCACCGTCCCTTTCGGAAAACGGATAGTAGCCTTACCGATAAGTTTTTTGTAACTTTCGACAATCTCCACCTCCTGAACTTCCGTCAGGGTGACGGCATTCTGTATCTTCATAGGGTTTGCCGGATCAGGATCACCGACCGTAATCCGGCAACACAATACGTCCAAAGGTGCTAAAGCCATAAGCTGTTCAGTTTAAGGATTGAGGCCGGATCAATCACATCCGCACCGAAACGTACCCACTTGATCCATTTGTTCGTATGCTCGATGGCTTCATCCACCACCTCGGCATCTTTCGAGATCAGCTCCACGGCTTCCGACGGTTCCACGGCCACGCATTGCAACGTATAAGGCTGGATATTGCGGCAGGTGGCCGCCGGCAGTGAGTAATTCAGGATGATAAGCTGGCTGATCTTGAACTGTCGCAGAATCGTATTATCGCAATCCAATACCCCTTTGTACTGGACCACTTTCAGGAACTTCGACAATTCAGCTTCGGGATAAACATCCGGATATTTACTGGCAATATGCCCCGTAATGGCAATTTCCAGGTCTCCGCCGCTGACATATTCCTTGCGAGTGTAGTCACGCCCCTGTACCGTGGTCAAGACAATGTTGTTTTTCGATGAGACCTGCACCTGCGGACCCAGATCGACAAAAGTCACCAGTCCGTATTTGCTGTTTGCCTCCACTTTTCCACTCTGTGAATCATAATAAGTACCCTCGCCGCTGATTTTTAGCTCCAGATAGTCCGCAACCATGCGCCCGACGATAGGGTCCGTATAGTTCTTTTGCTCGGCTACGGCTTTTTGCTCCTTGATAAGCTGGTAATATTGGCCCGTTTTATTAACAATGGCACTCTGCGACTGGGTTTCGAGGTATTTATCCCGTACCTTTTGTTCCCAGTATTTCAAATACCTCGGATAAGAGCGAAGCATACCGTAAGCCGTTTGTGTAGCCGTTTGGATAAGGGCACGTTTCAGAATATCCGTATTCTTTGAAAAATAGTGCACCGTTCCATCCTGAAACTCCGCCAGCCCCAGCCCAAGGGCGCGGCGGGTAGCATCACTGATGTACCCGGCCAGACCTCCGTGCGAAAGCAAACCTCCGCTAAGGAGTGTCGAAGCACCGATATTCAATAGGCGACTGCCGAAAAAATTTTTCATATCCTATTTGTTTACAGTTTATTATTGGTTCCAGCTCGCATCGAAATCGTGAACGACATCGATAAGCGTCTGGGCCATCATCTCTTTGAAATTCTGTATCTCGGCCTGCTGGCCTTCGGGCGACTTCATCAGGTCGATCGTGTCCACACTCATCAGGTTCGTGATATTCACCACCACCTGCCGGGGAGCCGCACTCGACAGACGGCCTGTCCCCGAATAATTACCCCCGGCACCGCCGTCGTCTTCTCCGGAACTGGTGATCCGGTTGGCATTAAAGGGTTCCGTATCGTTAGAATCCGGTTCGTTCGAATAAAGCGAGGAAGAAAAACCTGCTTTCTGAAGAATGTTCTCTGCCGCCTCGGACGAACCGCCGAATTTTTCCCGCAGGGAGCTGATCAGGTTCATCAGAAGAAAATGTATTCTCTGATTTCCACCAAGTTGCTTTTTTCGTTCTTCGTCCGTAGCTTTTGATCCCAGCTTCTGCTGCACCCACCGACCGCTACCATCCTGCGTAAAACCGCTGCGGCTGAGTTCATCGTAATCAAAGCCGGCCTCTTCGATGATTTTACGTGCCCCGGCCATGCTCTCGATAGCGGACAGATAACCCTGTGCCGCCGTCGTAATATGCTTCACCGTCGTTTCGTTTTGGTAGCGGGCATAATGGGGAGTATAAGCCGCATAGAATTCCGGCAGTTCACCGAAATCACGGCTGTAACTGATTTCCCCGTTACGTCCCGTACTCCAGAAAGGTGTTTTGACACCCGTTTTTTCCATAGCTTCCGCCGGGCTGACTTCCTGCTGTCCGTATTTGAGCCCGATATTTTCGATAAAGGCCCGGACCTGAAGCGGATCGGACATCTTGCCGAATTCCGCATAAGCGGCATTCACACGGGACTGGCTGTCACGGCGGGCGATCGTTTCGATAGCCGAGCGGGTATCTTCCTGTCGGGCATCCTCTAAGGTATAAGTTGGCATCGTGTTATAGCCGAAGCCACCGTAACGACCGGCATTGGCAGAACCCATCGAAGAAAAGACTGCGGCCCACCAGTTGCCGGTAAAGGCGCCGATCTTCTGGCCGCTGCTCTCTTCAACGCTTTTGCCGGCGGTCAGGTCATCCACCGCCTTTTTGGTGTCGATGGCCTGCTGATAGGTCTTACGCAGCGAAGCATAGAGGTCTTCAATGGAATTGTAACGGTACTTTTCATTCGAGTTGATTTCCTCCGTTACGGCATCTTTGGCCTTTTTTACCTGCCAGGTTTTGTAAGCCACCCATCCGAGAGCACCGATCAGACCGGCAATACCGGCCGTAGCTGCAACAGCGCTCGTACCGATGGCACTAAGTGATCCGGCAGCACCGACAAGTCCGCCGCCAACAGCCACCTGCGACGAGAAAAGCGAGGAAAAGCCCATCCGTGCGGCAAGGGAACCGCCGGCACCCTGCAACAAGGCACGGCCCATCGCCCCCCTTCCGCTGATGCCTGCGGCCTGCATGGCCGCCACCACCGCACGCTTGTTGGCAAATGAAAGCGCCTTGATACCACGGGGACCGCTCAATCCTGTGAGGCCCGCTACCAATTCCGCCACTGAATTACCGGCAGCCTGTTTACCGATAAACCCGATGGCGACACCCACGTTCGTCAGGGCACCGGCCAGCTTGAACAACCGGGTGCCGACAAAGCCGGTAAACAGCAAAGGTTCGATCCAGTAAAAATTCCGGGTGATCCAGGAAGCGAAATTCCCCAATACCAAAAACACATTCAACACGGCTTGCCCGATAGAAGCCAGACCACGGGCAAATTCCCGTGAATTGAACTTGGCAAGAAAATCCCTTAACGTACCGCGAATGACCGGTTCGATGATTTCATATCCTTGCATGAAGGATTCCGAGAGTTGCGAGGTAACTTGTGCCCACAATCCCTTTGTTGTGTTCTGCTTCACCAGTGCCAGTTCGGAAGAAATACCCTGGGAGGCCCGGTTTTGGGAAGAAAGGGAGCGCAGACGGTCGTAGTTGCTTACGAACATCATCGCCGCATTTCCGCCGATCTTGCCAAAAACCGTTTGCAGGTCGGCGATACTTGCGCCTTTCTTATTCAGTTCTTCAAAAATGTCCGCAAGCGGTTTCAGGCGTTCCACCTGTTTCCCGTACACGTCTTCCATACGGGTAAACTTCACTCCCAAACGGTCCAGCACATCCTGTCCCTGCTTGGTAGGCTTGGCAAAACGGGTGGCCATGGCCCGGAGAGCCGTACCGGCGAGTGTCCCTTTGATACCCATGTTCCCGAGCACACCGATGGCGGCTGCCGATTCGGTGAAATCCACGCCCGCCAGACGCAGGTAACCGGCGGCCATCTTATACGATTCGGCCAGTTCAAGGACGTTGACATTGGCACGGGAAACCGTTGAAGCCAGAATATCCGCTACTGATCCCATGCTCGAACTTTTGATGTTGTAGCCGGTCTGGATATTCGTCGTCAGGTCAGCGATCTGGGAGACATCGTTGTCACCGATCAGCGCTAAATTAACGATGGGACGTATCGAGGCATTGATCGTTTCGATACCCATGCCCGCCATACTTAAATACTTCACGGCACCGGCCACCTCGATGGCTGTGAACTTCGTCTCGACACCGATGCGGCGGACGTAACGTGCCATCTGGTCGAAGCGGGTTTCAAAGGTCGTCAGATCGGTATCAGCCACCCGCAGGATACTGTGTGCCGTCTGCATGATGTTCGAATATTCTACGGCCTGGGTGAGTTCCGTGCGCAAGAAGCTATATGCCATATAGGCGTTCAGCATTCCCGCCATCGGCAGGTTACGCCACGACGGAGCCTTCGAATACTGGATACGGTTGATGGCGGCACGACGCTGACTGCCGTACATGCTGTTATTCATAGCCGTCTGGCGGCGGGCAGCGGTCAGCACTTGAGCTGCATTCTGCCGCCGTTGCCGTTCTTCCGTTTGCAAACGGCGCTTTTCATCGGCAATCCGTTGCCGGTTGGCCCGTTCCGTTGCCTGGCGCAATTCGCGGTCTGCACGTGCCCGCTCGGCTTCGCCCTGACGTGCAGCCCGTTCGGCAGCCCGGATATCGGACATTTGCCGAAGTGTCTCCACCTGGAGAGAGGCTTTCTCACGGGCTTGTTGCATCCGTTGCTGACTGAGCATTTGGTCCGTATAGAGCCGTTTGTTCAGTTGTGCCTGCTCTTTCTCCGATAATGCAAAGACAGGTTCCCCAGCCAGTTTGAGCGGAGGACGTACGCTGACGCCACCGGCAGCACCGGTTCCCGGCGACCCCATGCCGATACCGAGCGTCATCTTCGTAGCCCCTTTGATATTGTTCAGTAACGAAAGGATCTCCTGCAAACGGGCTTTGGCTAAATCGGTCTTGATATTCACCTCCCGGCCTTTTTCCAGATGTACCAGGGCTGCATTGATCTTTCCGACAACCTTTGTGATGCTTCGCTGTGCGGTCATCGCATTCTCCATGGCTGTTGCCGCCGTTTGCTTTGCCTCGGTTTGCTGGGTTGCCAGTGCTTTTTTATCGACCACCTTACGGGCCTGCGCCCTCAACGTACGTCCGTCGATTTTCTCTCCCGGATTAATCGTCAGCTTGATACCTTCGGTAAGCCCCTTTATATCGGTCAGCAGTCCTTTGACTTTTTCCAACCGTGTTTCGGTATCACCGGTCTTGATGCTCAACTCGAAATTAAAATCTTTCTTCTTGCCGTTTTTGCCCCGGAAAGTTTTTTCCACCGCCTGCATCATCTCGTTGATATTGGTAACTACAGGGGCAAAGCTCACCCGGGCCTTATGCAGTTTTTCCACCGCATTGGCAAAAGCCTCTACCTGTTCCGTGCCTTTGGTGGCTTCGACTTTTATTTCGTAATAGACCTGATAATTCTGTTCTTGAGCCATATCGTAATGTTGATGTTCGGTTAAAGAATAGCCCCCGGAAGTCCGTTAGGGATGAAACAAAAACCCCTGCCGCCACAAGGGAAGCAGGGGTCGCAAGAAGAGCAATCAGGCAAGAGGAGGAGGTACGGTCAGACGGGATATAAGAACCTGTTGGTGCAGCCAAAGGGCTTCTTCCGATAGGGCGGCAAATTCCTCGTCCGTGATTGTCTCCAAATCGACACCTGGGAAGTAGTGACGAACATAAATCAGCCGTTGCCGGATACGCTGTTCGTCCTTCACCTGCCAGGTGTCGATCAGTTTACCAGTAAACTCTGGCGCGTAGTGATGATTTCAGAAAGCTGTCCCATCAAGCCGAACAAAAACAACGACTCGTCGTCCACAAGCTCCTTATCACCGTCGATAAAACAGTCACGGGCCAGCGTACGCATAGCCGTCACCTCGTCACGTTTTGAAGCCGCCATGAACTTACTGAACTGTGGGAAGGACGGTTCAGCCATATAAGCCACGTAAAATTCCTTCTCGCCGTTATCGGTATCCCCGAAAACAACCATGGCATGCACCTTGCGCAATTTCTTGTCCGCCTTTAGCGTTGCCACTTTTTCCTTGATCTTTGCCTCCTGTTCCAGAGTCAGACTTTTCTCTTCCATTCTTTTCGCATTTTTTGGGTTACAAAAAGAAATAGCGGTTTTCCATACCCAACAGGTGAAAACGAAGTGCAAAGAATATGTATAATCCTATTCTATTACATGGAAACAGTCTTTTAACTCCTACTTTATTACAGCATATATGTATTTATGCCCCTATTTTATTACAAGAAAGATACTATTTTACTCCAATTCTATGTTTTTTTCATTATCTTTGCCCGTACTATAAACTTTTGAGAACATGTTTGAAAGAAATGCTTTAGCACAATTAAAAGAATGGGCAGCGAGACCCAGTCATAAACCATTGGTACTCCGGGGAGCCCGGCAGGTGGGTAAAACCACTCTTGTGGATCAATTTGCCAAAGAATACGGGGTATATTTGAAACTCAATCTTGAAAAGAGTGCTGACCGGCAATTGTTCGAGTCCGGCATGTCGATGGAAGAACTGGTTACAACCATATATTTGCTCAATAATCAGGAACGGAAAAATGTACCGACCTTGCTCTTTATCGACGAGATCCAAAACTCCCCGCAAGCTGTGGCCATGTTACGCTATTTTTATGAAGAAGTGTCCGGTATTGATGTAATTGCGGCAGGTTCCCTTTTGGAAAACTTGATAGACAAGCATATTTCTTTCCCGGTGGGACGTGTCGAATATATGGCTGTCCGCCCATGTTCATTCAACGAATTTCTTGGCGCAATTGACGAGAAAGGCTTGAAAACAGCACAACAACAAACTGTTATCCCGGCTCCTTTGCACGATAAAACGATGCGCCTGTTCAACACCTTTACGTTGATAGGCGGAATGCCGGAAATAGTAAATAGCTATGCTGAAAATCAAGATATAGTTTCCTTGAAATACATCTATGAAACCTTATTAACCGGATATCGGGATGATGTTGAAAAATACTCTGAAACCGAGAGTATGAGAAACATCATCAGGCATATCCTGAATGCAGGTTGGATATACGCTGCACAACGTATTACTTTTGAAAAGTTCGGGAACTCACTTTATCGCTCCCGTGAAATGAGTGAAGCATTTCGTACACTTGAAAAAACAATGCTGCTCGAATTGGTATATCCCATGACTTCTGTTGTTATTCCTATAGCCCCCGAACCGAAACGTTCCCCGAAATTATTGTGGTTGGACACCGGGTTAGTAAACTATGCCGGAGGAATACAGAAGGAATTGGTGAATATACGAGACATCAGCGATGCCTGGACCGGACATATCGCTGAACAAATTGTCGGTCAGGAACTATTAAGCAGTGATAACCTGTTCTCCCACAAACGCTATTTCTGGGTAAACGGTACTGGATCAGAAGCCGAGGTGGATTTCGTGATCCAGTTTGAAGACAAAATCATTCCTATTGAAGTAAAATCCGGCCACAACTCACGCTTGCGCTCACTACATCAATTCATGGAAAAAGCACCGCACGACATAGCCGTCCGCTTCTGGGGAAATCCATTCTCAATCGACGAGGTTACTACTCCGAAAGGAAAGCAGTTCCGGCTCTTTAACCTCCCGTACTACTACGCTGGACAAATAAATGAAGTATTACAAAAAAACAGATAACAATTTACTATGGATAATAATGCTTTAACAACACTCGCTTTTTCCATATACTCCAATAAAGGCACTTACGCCTTATTATTGGGTGCAGGTATTTCACGTTCATCCGGCATCCCTTCCGGATGGGATATCGTAATTGATTTGCTTAAAAAGTTAGCTGTCCTTAACGGAGAAAAAGACGTGACTGATTATGAACAATGGTACTTGGATAAATACGGTAAGGCTGTAGATTACTCCTCTTTACTGGGAGAAGTGGTTAAGACACCGACAGAACGGGTAAACTTGATGAAATCCTATTTCGAGTCGACGGAAGAAGAAGCGCAGTCCCATTTAAAAGAGCCGACAAAGGCACATCGGGCGATTGCACAAATGGCAAAGAATGGTTTTCTCAAAGTCATTCTCACGACAAATTTTGATAGATTGCTTGAAAAAGCCCTGACTGATGAAGGGATAACACCTCAAGTGATCTGCCATGAAGATGACATTGATGGTGCTGTTCCCTTAGTACATAGCTCTTTAACAATAGTCAAAATTAACGGAGATTATATTGATTGCCGTTTCCGCAATACCGCCGAAGAACTCGATGAGTATCCACCAAAACTACACAATTTTCTATCCCGTATTTTCTCTGAATTTGGACTGATTACATGTGGCTGGTCTGCTACATGGGACAAAGGTTTGACTTCGATTATTCGTAGTATAGAAAATCGTCGATACGCATCCTACTATACTTATGTAGGAAAATATTCCGAAGCATTAAAAGAACTGTCTGATTTTCGACAGGGAGAATTATGCGCCATTGAAAATGCAGATTCTTTCTTTGCAGAACTGAACGAACGGATCAATGCCCTTGTAGACTGTGATGCAGAACATCCGCTGAATAAAGAAATAATCCTCTCCCGGACAAAAAAATACCTCGCATCCCAGCAAGGTAACATTGCCTTTTCCGACTTGTTTGAAGCCGAAGGGCAGCGTGCGTATGATAAAATCATGAAGTATGCCAACTATAACTTTCCCCTTGATGCCAATAGTTTTCGGTCATACCTTAGTTTACATCAAAATGCAGTAGATACTCTGCTTCCCATGAGTATTTTAGTTGTTCGCTGGGGAAAGCCAAAACATTTTGAGGCAGTGACGGATGTACTCGTAAAACTGGCTGCAAATCCAGTTAAACCTGGAAATACATATATCGAAAGCACCTTGAAAATTCATTATTGGGCTGCCACTATGTTGTTTTATACAATTGGAATAGCTTGTGTAAAATACAATAAATATTCGTTGCTAAATACTATGTTTCATCTCATGCTTCCTGAACATACGTTCTTTGATAGTTCCAATCGTAACTACCTATTAGCAGGGCTTCACCCCTGTTATTGGGAAAAGGATATTCTAAATCACTTGAATGGAACAAACTATAAGACTCCATTAAGCACAATATTGTCTAAACACCTACGAGACTACTTCCAAAAAGAAATTTTTACCGATTCAGAATTTACAGAAACATTCTGTATTTTCGAATATTTATTATCTTTATCCTATCGACATATAGGTAATCTGACCATTTTTGATGCCGATTGGGTTCCATGGGGAGAATTCCAATGGCAGAGAGGTTACTTTATGAGAAATAATAACAATCTATTTACAAGCTTTTTTGACCAGGCAAGTCAACAAAAAAATGTTTGGGAACCGATAAAACAGGGTATGTTCGATGGAAAATATGAATTATACGAAGAGATAAAGAAAAAAGTAGATGATTTTCTAAATAAGAATATTCATTTTCATTGATCCATAATATGCCAAAGAGACCACACGCAAAGATGTGGTCTCTTTTTTTGATAGTTCATTTCTAAACTATCACTCTCAAATTCTCTTCCAATACCGTCTTGGCGATGGCTCCAACCTGGCGGTGAACGATCTCACCATCCTTGAAAAAGAGAATTGTCGGCACATTGCGGATCGTGTACTTCACGGCAATATCATTATTTTCCTCCACGTCACAAGTAGCAACTACCGCTTTGTCTTTATACGCCTCTGACAACTCATTCAAAATCGGTTTCAACGATTGACAGGGACGGCACCATTCAGCCCCGAACTCCACGACCAGAGGATGACCGGAGGCAAGAAACGATTCAAAATTCTGTTCTGTTATCTCTACTACCATATTTTTATATCTATTTACTGGATAAACGACCGGATAAAAGGTGGCAAAAGTAATAAAATACATTGTTCGGGCAAAGCAAAAACCGCTCCTTTTTTCAGAATAAGGAACGGTCCCGGTTAAATAATGAACAATCACACGGTATCACCACTACCTATCTGAATATCAAAGGGGTTAAGGTCAAATTCGTGCGTGATATTCGTATCATCCTGCTGCGATTCCATGCCGTCTTCGCTGAAGATACAACCTTTCAAGGTCACCGTACTGGTCACCCAGTCATCACTCGCCATAGGGTTGGCAAACGAAACAATCAGGTCGAATTCGCCAATGTCCATCAAACTCCCATAGGTCGATCGGAGCCCCTGTTGAGTGGCATAGTCCATAGTGATACTCGCCTCATAGGAGATATTCCCGAAACCACGGCTGCACGGCTTTCCGCCCAAACCATAATTACTTTCGATCTTACGCTTTTTGCTCCATTTGATGCCGCTGACACCTTCCAGTACTGTGGAACCCTCGTCTATACCCAGTGCTGTGGAAGCCAGGGTAATCATGCTCCAGCTATAAGCTACATTATTGATTATTGCCATATCCTATTGATTTTAAGCGGTTAATGAAAGACCTTCCTCCACATAGATTTTGACGGCAACCCCAACCGGCACAATCACATAACTGATTCGCAACGTATCGTCCACCAGCACATTCTGATTCGCATTGATCGTCACCGCATACCCCGAAATCTCCTGGGCTGCCTGCATCTTGGCCAGAATATCGCCGACCAATGTCCGGAAAGCTGAAATCTTCGAGGCGGCCAGATAACCCGTCGAAGGATTCACCATAAGGGGAGAATGGACGTAGGGCAGCAACGCCTCACGTACGGCACGGCGGCTTTTGTTAATCGTGCGGTTACGGGCAATCGTACGGTAGTCGCCGGTCGAACAGGTCTGATCTTTGGAGATATAAATCCCGTTTTCACGTCCCGCATATTTGATGGGGAAGATGTATCCCTTATCATCTAAATCATCCAGCAACGTCGGAGATAAAGATTCATACAGATTCGTCGAGACAAACTCATTCCGCGCATCCAAAGTCAGATCGCCGAAACCGAGTTCAATCTGCTGGAAGTCATCGTCGAACAAATTGAACTGCCGCACCCAGGCGATAGATTCCTGAACATTTGCCTTGGCAAGGGCTCCCATGACGCTACCCAGAAAACCGACGGGAGTGTGATTTACATTCCGCATCTGCATCGTTGTGATCGTCTCGTTGCGGGCCTGCCCGAAAATCACACTCGTGCGTGACGCTTCACAGATAGCCGTCGGTATTTTGTTCAGGTCGATTTTCTTCGCCTCTTCCGTACCTCCCCCGGTATTGCCGGGATTCGCCGATAAAATGATACTAAGCGGCTGATTCTGCTGAGCCATAGCGACAGCCTTGTCATTGATTCCTTTGACCAGATTCAGATTGTATTTCTCCGCCTCACCGTTGGCCTTCCATAAAGGCTGCTCTGTCCATACACCCAACTGGGCAATCAGTCCGTCCGCAGCACGCTGCATCACATCGATTGCGTCCCAGTTTTCTGAACAGTCCGCGAACATCACATACAGTTTTCCATTGCCGTCCAGGTTTCCGCTCATGCGGAAAAATTCCCGGATATGATAAGCAGGAATGCCGTGCATGAAATTTTCATTTGCTTCCTCATCTTCTTCACAAGCCACCCGTTCGATGAGACCGAAATCCTGAATGGATGACTTACGACTCGTGATATAGAGCACATCCCCCGCTTTTACCTTCGCTTCATTGCTTTTCCCGTAACCGGTGGTAAACAACTCGGGCTGCTGTGAGATGTCGAAAAGCAAACCGGTAATCTTCTCGCTGCTCGAAGACGCAGCATACGGGAGATTACCATCGACATCCTTGATAATTACATTTCCTAATGCCATATAATCAGTGTGTTACGATTCGTAATAAGGATTTTTGTAAAGCACTGCAACACCACGGATTGCAGGCGCAGTATCGGCGGTATAAATTCCGCCGGCAGGACCGATATAGAGTTCCGGATAGAACCGGAATTTCTTCAGTATCTCCCGGGCAAAAGCCGGAATCTCGGCCTTTGCCGTGGTATCATTCTTCTTCCCGCCGTTTTTGGTTTCGGAAACTGTTTTTATCGCCGGTTCGGCAAGCGATCCCTCCGTGGAGTGCTCCGTTGCACCGGGAGAATCGGAAGTTGGGGCTGTATTCATTTTTGCCATAGATTATCGTTATAAGAAAAGGGAAATGGGCATGATGTCCATCCCCCTTTGGTTGTCTATCAGGTTATCTGAAAAGAATTACACAGTCTTCTTATAGGCCGTATGCACCACGATTTCTGCGGGTTTCACAATGTTCACATCCATCTTCATGCGTGCCTGGAAAAAGAAGAGTTCTGAATTGGATTGCAGGCGGTCCACCTTCAATACCTCGGTGTCATTCGCATAGTCTACGCCCATCCACAGGTTGCTGTCCATACCCGTCGTAAAGTGGCCCAGGACGATGGTATGTTCGGGTACTCCGATGATCGGCACGATCTTCTTGCCTTTGAAGCGATACCGGTTCACTTCGCTATTCTCGCTGTATTTCACCATTTTGTCGGTAACGAAACGATCATAGAGATCCCAATTCTCCCAGCTCATCAGGAAAGTCAGTCCGGGTTTCTTGCGGATATGCTTGGGACATTTCATCCACATGCTATACAAGGCTGCCTCTACCGCTTCTCCGTCCGCAAGTTCCGTCGTGCCCGACACGATACACTGGCCGCCGGCTATCGTCTCACTGTCCGTAGCATTGACGTTATCGATAATGCGTTTGATAACGCCATCGAAATATTTTTCCTTACCGCCGCCGATAGGCGTACATCCCGCAGGGACAGTAATGCCGGCTGCGGCAGTACCGCCCTTGGCGCTCGTCCAGATGGCGTTCCCGATAAATTCGTCCTTTTTGTCCATGAGAAGCCGCAACATGGTCGCTTGCAGCTTCGGGTCCAGCTCCCTGAATACCAGATTGCCGGTCGGCTGTGCAAAGCGCCAGTAGGACTCGAAATCTCTCGGATTGAACTCCAAATAAACCATAAAGTCTTGAGGCTCAAGGTATCTCTCCGTAAATTGATACTCATTGAAACCGTCCGAACCTTTCGCTCCATGTGTGCTCAAAGGAGTGGGAACGTTGTCCTGGATGATGTCACCCAAACGGATCGACGGAAGCGTGTACTTGTGCTGAATACCGCTCTTGATGTGAATCAACCCCTCACGGAAAGTATCGTTTCCCTGCGCCGTATAGGTCAACAGGTCTTCGAGGACCTCACCGTTATAGCCGTTTTGCAAAAAAGTCACTGTATCTGCCATTGTCTTTTTATTGATTTTTCGTGTGTTAGAATCTCGGCCGCACACGGAGCATCAACTCAAAGCGGTATCAACCGCTTCCGGCAAATCAGTTAATCGAATCTGGGAAAGGGAACGGACAGAACGTCCGGGCTCCCGTCAGGATAAAGAGCAGGTTTGAAACGTCTCCTGCCGGACGTCGTGCTATTGCAGTTTTTTGAACTGGAAGTTTTCACCTACCACAGCCGTAACCTTTTCGGCAATTTTTTGCTCGGCGGTTTTCATCGCGCTGGTAGCAGCCTGTGTGTTTGCCGGATCCGTAGCGATTTGCTCGCTGATCTTCTCACGTGCGGGAATCGAATTGATCGTATTCTGCACCAGCTCGAAATTTGAAACGGCCATTTCCGTCCAGGTAGGTAAGGTCGGGGCTTCGATTTTCCCGTCGTCCACGGCTTGCTGCAAAAACTGCTGGATAGCAGCAGCCTTCTGCTCCGCCTCATGCTGTTCGAACTTCTGCAAACGGGCTGTCACACCGTCCAGATCCTTTTGCAAGTTGCCTATCGTGGCATCCTTGCCGGCGATAACGGTCTGAGCGTCACTCAACGCTTTTTTCGTTTCGGTAAGTTTGGCCTCCACGCCCGTCAATTCCGATATACGGGAAAGCACATCCTTGATTTCGTGTTTCTCGGGCATCCCTAACGATGCAAGGACCGCACTGTATTCCGGAGAAAGGTTTTTGTCTTCGTTCATGTCAGATAATTGATTAGTCTTCGTATTAAGATTAGTATTTTTCTCATCGGATGGGTGATTTTCCGTTTCCGCAGCGGACAGCTCCGGCTCCATGCGGCTCATCACGGCTTGAATGGCTGCCATATCCGTTACACCGGAAAGTTCCGCCCGGACTTTATCACGCAACTGCCGGCTGGTCTTCACCACATGTTCCTCGGGGATGATACCCGCTTTTACGGCGGCAGCGGCATCGAAGAATGTTCCGTCCTTATCCGGCTCGCCGTTCATGATGGCCTTTACCCGTTCCCGGCTCAAGCCGAAGCGCTTGCGGTAGATTGTCTCAATCTGGGCAGTAAACGCCTTGACTATATCCGGCGTTTTCTCCCCGTCCTCATCCGGTAAAAAAGGATTGTGGATCATCAGGATGCCGTAATCCCGCATCAGCGATTTATCGGCAGCCGCCCAGACAACCGACCCCATGGAAGCCGCCATGCCCTCAATCACGCATTCTGTCGGGATCGACGAGTTTTGAATGACGGCATAAGCCGTCATGCCGTGCAGTACAGACCCGCCTTCCGAATTGATATGTACCCGGATCAGCGACGGACGTACTATACTTTCCAGAAACTCAAATGCCTCACTGAAACGGCCAACCATTTCCTCGGTAATCTTCCCGAAAAAACGGATCGAAGCCGGATGACCGGCTCCACTCTGACAGACGATATTTTCAAAAGTCTCTGTATTCATGGATTGCTTTGGGAAAGAATAGCGTAATTCGGAAAAAATGGTTTACGGACTTAGGCTTCCTCATCGTCACCTTCATCCGTATCCGGCCCCGGCCCCGGATTTTCTACCGATGGCTCGAAACCGCTGCTCTGTTCATAGGTAAGCTCCGAATGGTTGCCATGGCCCGCCGTATCGTGTTCGGGAGCGTCCTCATGCTGGGTAAAAGGCGGCATGACAACATAGCGTTTTACCCAATTCCGGTACTTCCAGGCCGAAGACTCCCGGAACCAGACCTCATAATCTACCCAATAAGCCTGTAACATACTCACGTTCTCCGGCATATCGAAGTACAGCAAATTACAGCGTTCGTTCAGCGCCGGTTCCCGGTTCTTGGCATCCTGGATAGCCGTATTCAAACGCTGAAAGACGATAAAGGCATCGCATTCACGATCCGGATCACTATTATTTAACGTATTGAGAATAAACCGGATACGCATGGTGGCACGTCCTTCACCCAGACGTTGTTGCTGAACCAGGTATCTCACATTCACGAAATGAATGAAAATGGCGGGAAAAGCTATTTCCATCTCCAAATTTTCATTCCGCACGATACGGGAAAACTGTCCTGTATCAATGGCGATCGTCTTGAACAAAGGAGGAGAAAGCTCGTCATCCGGGTTTTCACGGATAGTAAGGATTGCACGCCTTACCGCCTGGTACATGTTCATGAAAGGGCTTTCCGCTACTTCCTCCGGGACGGATACCGCCGGTCCCTGGTCAGTCTTCGGAACCGGCGGTTGTCCTGCTGCATATTGTTTCTTATCTCTGATCATGGGAAAGGAAATCCCCGGAACAGTACCGGGATAAAAAGTTCATTAATCGTATTATCCAGCTTCGGGCTGAAACCGATGAATTGCCGGTGTTCCGGACGGCGGCTGGAATTCTTACGCACGGTGTAAAGCCCGAACTTCGGATCGGTATTATGCACCGCCGCATAGCTTTTAGAAGCGCCCCGGCGTCCCGGAACCTTGCCATTGCTGGCAGTCGTCCATATCAGGTAAGAAGCGCCGCGTTTGTAAATTTTCTTACGCTCCTTTCCTGCACGTTGGGTGATATTCGTCTGGTCCATGGGGGTAGCCTCGCCCTGAATCGAACGGGAAAGAATACCCGAATCGATCATCACCGGATGGTCGTCCGGCAGCCAACGCCGGGCGGGCCACTTTTTACCGCTACCGTAAAAACCACCTTCGGAAAAACTGGTGCGGAAACGGCTCTTCGAGTAATCACCTGCCAACGTTACAAAATCGTGCGTGTTGAACTCCATCTTATTCGGCAGATAGCGGCCATTACCACGAGGCGCCCATTGCTCGCAAAATTCTTCAAGCGTTATTCTCATAGCGGTTATTCTTTTTGGGTGTCCTGTGTACCACGGGGATGTCCGTACCTGCGGTAATATTCTTCGTCCGGCATGATGCCCCGGTCAGAAGAACTGCCGCCGGCAGGAGCTCCGCCGCCCGATAAACCATCCGGAAGCACATTAAGCTGCCGGCCGACTACAATTCCGAATTCCTTCTCGATTTCATCCGCAGCCACTTCATACTTGTCCGTAATCAACTGATAAAGTTTGATACGGTCTTCGTTATTCATGTCCAAACGATTCGAGTACCGGAACTCCAGACCGGCCTTGATGTATCCGATCGCTACCAGCCGGGGAATAACCTGCTCGTTCATCATGTTTTCAATATACCTTCTGTAAACCTCGATACGGTCACGGAAAATATCCTGATGTGCACGGGTAGAACCGACATACGACTGCATACCGCCGGCCATCGACTCGGAACCCAAAATCAGGTTCGACACCTCCTTGTTGACAAACTCGATAAGGCTGGTATAGATCTTCTCCGAGTTCGACATCGTAAAGGTCTTGATATCCACCTCGTCCTCCAATCCGGTGACAATCACTTTATTCTGCGCGGCATTGGCTATGTCCTGGGCCAGGCGCTTCCGGTCGGTATTGTTCTCACTCACCGTCTTTCCATGAATGATCGGCTGCCCGTAGGTATGGCTGAAGTTCACATAATTGGCGAGGGTGAACTTCTTGGCGAGAATTAGCGGGGTAGTCGCGGAGAACAGTCCCAAATCCCCCGTGGAGATAAGAACGTAGTTCTTGCGATACGCCGCAGAATCCAGTTTCCAGTGAGGCAGCCACATTCCCTGGCGTTTGACTACCACATGCTGTTCCGGAAGCACGTTACGCCGTTCAATGCTGTTCACCTCCGCCAACCGACCGGTGCGCGGATCGGTACGGGACATTATCTCCAGCAACGTATAACCATACAGCTTAGCCTCGATAATGCCCCGGATAATCTTGTCAAATTCAGATCCTTGTATCTTCTGGCTCTCTTGCACGTCTTTGACATATTTTCCTTTTGCATTTTGATACGCAAGCATATACCGATCACCGAGAATCTGGCTTTCCAGCGTCTCGATAACCGCCCTCAAATGGGCATCCTGTTCCAAACAGGAATCGTAAAGATCAATCAGGCAACTCCGGTCATCGAAAGCCACACCTTCCGAGACATTGGCACGAACCGATTTATACCGGTTGTGCCGATCGATCTCACGGACATATTCCTGAATAGTTTTTTTGGATGTACGGAATATACTTTCGAGCAAATCATGGTTAAAAGCACCTTCTTCCTGCATTTTTTTTCGGGTTTCAAAAAGAATAGTTTGATGCCCCGAAAAAGGGTGATTTGACCCTCGCAACACATACAACGGCAATACACCGCAAATAACTGGTCTTTCATACAAAATAGCGGCATAAACATTTACAGTTTTTTTGCTACTTTTTGTACTGTCCTTTTAGTTGTAATCAGCTATAAATGAACAACTAACATAAAAAAATAACAGTAAATTTATAACTATAATTAAGACGAAAAGATATATATTTGCCCGCATATTTTAATAGTTTACTATATGGACGAAATAAAAAAACATCAAAAATTAGAGCCTCGTTTCGGAGAATTTCCGGAACTTCTTTTCGGGATTTATCCAAACGACAGGGCATATTTCGACGTTACACACTTCCTCAACACCCTGGGGTGGGAAACAGAACCTCACTTCACGGAATTTTCAAACGCTTTCGCCTTCTGGATAAAACTGCTGGGCAAAACATTCGGCCTTTCCCGTGAAGAACTTCTTTTCACAGACACGGATACAGGACATATCATGGCGGAAGAATCGCTCGCCCTGCTATTTGTGGTATACACCGATCCCGCATTCGGAATCTACCTGATCGAAAGCATGACGCAGATGTTGCTCGAAGGCTTCGTCTGTTCCGACACCTATCTGCTCACGCAATTACGCAACCGCTTCACAACAGAAGAATTAATATCAACTGTAATACCCAAAACTGTATGAAACCCAAAGGACCATTTTTACCGCCGAAGACCGTACTCGTCTTCAACGGAGCTTACGTGCTCATTGCCATAGTGCGGTCATTACACAGCACTGCGGAATTTTCAGACATCAACCTCCAGGCAATATCCTTCTCCTGCACGGGGAAATATGTCGCCGCAGGAGGATTTTATTTCCGCCATGCCCACCCGGACGTACAAATCGAACTGTCAGACCTCGATTCACTCAAACTGCAAGAATACGACCGCATGTGCGGGGCTGTTCCACGACGCTATTTCACCACCCGCGAAATGGCGCACAAACGTCAGGTATACAACGAACGCCGCAAAGAATTCAGAAAATTTTGTAAACAACTTGATAAAAACGAAGAGAATGAAAAGTAACACGGTACAATGTGGTGAGTATCCCGTCCGGATACTTTTCGCTGACGATAGATCCCTGGCATGGATCAACTTGCAGGACCTCTGCAAGGTATTGGGAAGAGAAGAAATGATGGATAACAAAGAAGCCATCCGCCTCTGCTCTTCAAGTATTCAAATCCCGTTCCGCAAGAAAGGGCGGGAAATGTGGGCCATCAACCCCTATGACGTCTACAAACTCATGAGTCCCATGCGTAAGGAAAACGCACTGATCGCCAAAAACTGCGCCAAAGTAGAGGCTTGGCTCAACGAATTGCTCGAAAAAACGGCCATACAGACCGTTCAGCTACCGCTGCAACAAGAGGACATCATCTTCAACTACCGCGACCATCCCATATCATTCCGTGCCGCCAACGGCCGGATGATGATCAACGCTACACAAATGGCACGCAGCTTCGGCATACTCCCGGCAGAAATATTACGCAAAGCCGAATTCATACGCTATCGGCAACACCTGGTCGAAAAGGGGATATCCGAAAGCCTCGACAGCCAGATTTACACCACCCGGGGCCGTAACAACGGGGCCACATGGATAGAAGAAGCGCTCGCTACAGAATTTGCCCGTCAGCTCTCACCCGAATTCTCCGAATGGTGCAACATGAAAATCAATGAACTGGTAACAAAGGGACACGCCACACTGGAACACTCCCAAACACCGGAAAGTAAAGATACCCGCCTGCCGGTACCCAAAGAACTGCCCATACCGCAGGATCTGGACGAAGCACGGGAAATCATCGCCGCCCAACACCGGGAATTGCAACAGCAACAAGAACGCATCATGGCAAACCTGCCCAAAGTGGAGTTTTATGACAACCTCATCGAAGGACGGGATTTCTACTCGACAACATGGCTCGCGCAGGAACTGGGGATAACCCCGCACATGGTGCACCAGTTCCTTGCTGAAAAAGGCATCTGCAAATTCGAGAAAAACCAGTGGATTACCTTCACCCCATACCGCGCATGGCAGATTGAAGTGCCATACTACCTGAACAATTTCCGCATCAGAAAACAACGCGCGGCCGGAACACGTATGCGCTGGAGCAAAGCAGGCAGAGAACAGATCATCGAACTGTGGAACCGGGAGGGGGAACAACTGCCACGGGCACTTCCCCGGGGACGGCACAGCAATTTCCCGGACAACCTGCAAGAAGGGACCGACTATTTCACCTCCACACAACTCGCGCAAAGACTTGGAACCTCCAGTCCCGTACTGCACCGCTTCCTTTCGGAAAACAACATCTGCCGCTTCGAGAAAAAACAATGGGTAGTACACAAACCCTATGCCGACTGGCAAATGGATGTACCATACCGCTGGACCAATCCAAAGACCGGAAAAAACTGGGTATTCGGCACACGCAAACGATGGACCCTCATCGGACTCCAACAGGTAACCCAATTGTGGATGAACCTCCGGCAGCCCGAACCCGGCCAAACGGAAGAGCCCAAAATCCGAAAGCAGTCCCAACCACGGAAACCTAAAGAACGTCCTTACGACAACCTCACCGAGGGTATAGATTACTTTACGCCGACCCAGCTCGCACAGGAGTTGGGCATTTCCGCCATCCAAATGAACAAACACCTGGAAAAGATGGGTATTTGTGAATTAGTAAAAAAAGAATGGGCTGTTACCGAACCATACGCCGACTGGCAGATCAGTGTTCCGTACTACTGGACAAACCCCAAAACTGAAAAACGATGGGCCTTCGGTACACGTAAACGATGGACGAAATACGGCCGGGAAAAAATTCTTGAATTGTGGTACAATAAGATTTCACGGCAGGAGGCGCAAAATAAAGATGAGTAACGATATTACCGATAGAATCATGCGGGCGACGGGGCGGTATCCCGTCGCATGCGATTGCGAACATTGCCGCCGGCAATGCAGGATACCTTGTCTCGGAACTCCCGAAGACATCTGGCGTCTGATCGAATCCGGATACCAGGACCGCCTGCGCATCACATTCTGGTGCGTCGGCATGATCATGGGCAAATTATCCTTTCCCATACTCATGGTCCAGGCATATCAAACCAGTCACGGTTGCGTCTTCTGGAAAGACGGCCTGTGCGAATTACACGATTCCGGACTTAAACCAACAGAGGGCAGGCTGTCCCACCACATCGTCACCGAAGAAAACCTTATCTTCGAGAAATCCCTCAGTTGGAATGTCGCCCGGGAGTGGATCAGGATAGAGAACACCCCCCTCATTGAGAAAGTAATCTCCAGAATATCCTTATCGCAAAAACCATGAAACCGAGAGGAAAAAGTAACAGCTCATTCAAGTCACCCAAGCAGGTACTCGTATTCAACCATACCCGGATACTGGTAGGCATCATCCGTTCCATGATGACCGCATCCGAACTGACCGGCGCTTCCCTGAAAGCGGTAAGCTCGGCTTGCCAGGGGAGCTACATCACAACAGCCGGACTTTATTTCCGGCGACTGCATCCGGACATTCTCATCGAGACGGCCGACCTCGACACACTGCGCCTGGAGGAATACGATAGCTTATGCAACGAAACACGCCGCTATTTGCCCAAAGAGCAAGTAAAAGCTCTCCGGACGGAATTCAAAAACGCTCACGGTTACAAAAAAAGTGCGGATGACCAATCGCCACCTGCACCGCCTTTTACTTATATGGAAAAGAAAAAGTAGATGCAGTAATATATAATATATATACTATACTACTATCTTACTTTTACTTTCTATATAAAAAAATTACTCACCCGTTAGGGTGAGCATACAGGGGTATAAATAAACACTTGAGCGAAGCGAAAGTGCTTTATTTATACCCCCACCTTGCTTCTTCTTTAGAAGAAGATAGAATCTAAAAGTACAGGGAATATAAAATCTTCCAGGATATAAGTATTATCCTTTAAAAGCCGAATTACGTCTTTTAGGTGACAGAGGGAGAGAGTATTGAGCGAACAACTCATTCCGTCTTTCCTGAAGTAAGGAACAGACTTCCAATGCCTCCTTTTCTGAAGTGAAATAATTCTTCTTTGCTACCCGTTTCATATCCTTTGGTTTACCCTTATCTTCCGTCTTACAGACCTTCCAGAACTCTTTCAGATAATAGTACGCTTTCCCTTCAGTACGCATAAAACAATGATTGGATATCTTTTCCAGCAAGTATGTTCTTAAAGTCTCGATCTCCTTTCTTTCCCTAAAATAATTTCCCTGATTATAATACTTCAGGCTTTTGGCTTTTCCTTGTTCCTCAGCTTTACAAATCTCCCAGAATTCATTCAGATAGTAATAAGCCAGACCTGGAGCCAACTGATAACCGATTGGCTCCATACGTTTGAAAAAACCGTTCCAGAGCATACCGACTTTAGAAAGCTCTTCCGACAAATTCTCCCGCTGGCACACGTTGATCTTCTCCAACTGATAATCCGATGCCGGGCCAATCACTTCCCGCAGAGAATAGCGTACCGGTTCTTCCTCCGGCTTCACACAGTACATCACAATCCGGCCTTCCGCATCTATTTCCCGGAAAACACCATATCCCACCTTTCGTCCCAGCACACTGATCTGATATTGGACGTTTTCTACCGGCTCCTCCCGTTGTTTAACCTTACTGCGCCACCCGTTCCAGGCAAATCCGTTTTCATTAAAGGCACGCTGCAACTGCAAAACCTCCTCTTCATTTGCAAGCCTTAATGACGTGTAGCTGTAACATTCCGGTTTAGTATTGAGTTTTCCATTCTGAAGAGAAACAAACAATCCCACAGTGTGATTTACTCCAACCATCTTGATTATGCCGGTAATACCTTCTTCCGGAATCACTATCACATCGCCACGGTCAGGCACTTCATTATTAAACCATTCTTTAAAAAGCTGATAAGTAATTGGCTTGCGGTCATCCGGTGTACTGTCTATTTTGAGTGTAAAACGTCGCTTGGCACAAAACTGATAGATTGCCAACTCATGCGTCTCATCCTCCGGACGGTAACACCGGAAGAAATCCTGTATCATCAACCTGTTTTTACTCATACGGAGTTTGTGGTATAGATTTTATTTATAAGTTATTTACTCCACAAATATAGGGATAGTTCCAAAATAACCTCTATGATTTTATTATTTATTTCTTTGTATATCAAATAAAAGTTCATACAAAAAATTGCATAACACATTATTCTACTGCTTTCTATAAAAACTATAAATACAGCAAACGTGCCTGGAAGCAGATTAAAACGGAACTGAATCCATGAAAAGCCCCGTGTTGTAACTGTATCACTGACATTCAGGATGACAGCGTTAAACTTAGGGCCTGCATGAATTGAATCCCCTTTTACCGAGGGTTTCATTCCCGTTACGATGTCTATGTTGGTTCTCCATCTTCCCTGAAAAAGCAATAGCCTGCTGTTTTCTACAAATAATTCTCCAAAATCGCTAAAACTCTGAACGGAAAAGTCTTGCCGAAAACGGGACTTGAAAATCAGGCCACAGGGCGCGTATCGAATCCGCTCGGGCAAGCATACCCACCCCTGTCTTTTTTAAAATTGTTAGTCAATTGATTTACAGCTATTTAATTGGTTCACTTTCTGGAAAAGTGAACCTAATTTCTTTTTGTAGACTGTCTTTTGCTTTGAAATTGAAAGCAAAAAAAAATTTCTATTCCATTTTTACTTTTTAATCACTCGCAAATATTTGATTATCAAAACTCAAAATAAACTTTCAATCCGTTTTTTACGCTTTGAACCGGATTTTTTTTTGAAAAAAATATTTCCGCCTATGTAATTGATTGATTTTCAAATAAATAAAAAAGAGCCTCGCGCGCGGGCGTTCAAGTCCATTTTAGACCTGCTTTTCAGTCCATCGACAAAAAAATATTTGGAGGATTGAATTTTTTGTATTAGAGTTGAATTGAAGCCGGACGGGAAAGCAACCCCGAAAGCAAACAGAGAAAAGAAACAAAAAACATATATAGATTTTCAAAAGCGGGTAAAGCCGCAAAAGTCTATAAACAGTAAAAACAAAAAAATCTATCAATAAGAAACAGACAGCAAAAACCGCAAAAGCGAGAAACAAACAGCTTTTTTTCTGGGAAACCTTTTTTTGAAGCTGGGAAAATCAAAAACCGCCTGTTCGCTTTGGAGCGATTGAATAGGGTGTTAAATAACCACACCGAGCAGGACTACAAACCAATGTAGCAAGTTGGAACGGCTAAATACGTGTATTTAGACCGCATGCACAAAGCGCAATAATTTGGGAGCGTGAGTTGTATGGAAAAAGGACGCATGAAAATAATGCCATTAGTCTGCCCTTGTTGCAGCCGGAAATAAAACATGCGATAATGGGAAAAACTGCCCATACGGAGCTTGAGAAAAGAGCATTGCCAAGATTATGCCCACAATCACCAGCCGCCCACCGCCTTACAGTTAGCTGCCGGATTGGAAAAGATCCGGGACGTGCCAAAGAAGCACCTTTGCGAAATGGGAGTACCAAAGGTTTGCCATGATGCGGAAAATGTCAGAATTTGCTCGGTAACAGTGCAAATATAGTGATAATTTTTTGCGGAGCGAATATAGGGCACGTTTTAGTGAGGTGCAATTGAAAGAAAAATCTGCACGCTATCGGGTGAAAGGTAGCGTGCGATTTTGGGCACGCATAGGTTATGCCGTTTTGCCATCCGCAAAATGCGCGGTTCGATTCCGCAAGTGCCCTCAATATGCACTATTGCATAGAAAATCACAAAAATTTATCATTATGGCAATCAGTAAATTAAATGCAGAACAGTTCGCAAACATGGCAACTAATGCAGCAGGTGTTATTTTCGAGTATGCAGCCCGTGAAAACAAAAACACGGCAATGCACTTTTTCGGTGCCGATTTCGAGGCAAACGCAAAAACGCAGGATGAAATGTTCCGTGTACTGCGCAACGTGGTGACGACTTTCTGGGAAGTGAAAACCAAAGAAGCGATTTTGCGTGAAACAAACGACGGCATCCGCTCGAAACTTCGTGCCAGCACTCCGTACCGTCTTGTCATTCGCACCTCAAAGGGTGAAACGGTCAAAAGTTTCGACCTTGACGAAAGCGTATGGGCGAAAATCGGGCTTATGCCGACAAAGAAAGACCTCGAACGCTCTGCACGTGACCGCAAAAAGTACATCCACAATGCCACGAAAGCCCTCATGGATGCACTGAATTTCCGGGTGGAACTGCCCAAAGACGAAGAAAAACCCGCAGAGAAACCCACCAAAAAAACGGGCAAAGGTGAAAATGCCGAAACCATAGCAACGGCGGCATAACGACCGTACACGAGAAATGACCAAAGACAGCGTACCCACAAACGGTGCGCTGTCTTTTTATCTGCACGAACCATGTACCGACTTATCGCTTTTAACGATGTGGCGAAAAACTTTTCTGCCCACTTTGCACTCAGTTTGTCCCCGTATTTCGACCGGCAACGGAGCAATGAAACGGGGAAATTGCACTTTATAGCGCACAAATTCGTGCGGTATCTCTCTAAAAATTATGGCTATGAACGCACCGAACTTCTGGAAAATTTCGTGTGCCGGAAATATAGCCCCGAGGCTTGGAATTTCCTGAAAAAATTAATGAAATAACGAATATGGTAGACATATATAACGATGCCGGAACCGAGAGTTACGGCTGCTTCAGACATCTGAAAGATGCCAGACCTACACTTATGCGTCTGGCTGTAAACGGCGTGAAAAGCGTCACGGTGAGCAATTTTCGCGGGCATACTCTTCAGCGGGTATATCGTGTCCTGATGGACGGCAAGTGGCGCGTGGTCAATATGCCGCCATTGCATCCGACACCCACGCCAGCGGCGTAATTGGTTAGAAAACATAGAAATACAACAAATATGAAAAGAATAATCGCGTTTGTTATCAAAAGGCAGGATGCCATCCTGAATACGGTTTTCGTAACGGGGCTATCTCTGCTGATCTGGGTAGCCATCCGGGTGCTGACAGCTCCGGGTGCGCCATGTTTCGGATTTTGAACACGGGCAGGTTTCTGTCCGTGTTTTTTGTCTTGAATCTGTAACGGATAAAAAAATATGCTCGGATTCCGACCGGATCATCATGATTGTATCTATTCTTTAAAAAATCGATTATGGCAACGAATAAACTGACTACTCACCAGCGTGGGGTGATACTGCGCGGCATCTGCGGTGGTGCTGCTCTGAAAGATAAATCGCCGCAAATCTCTGAGAGTAATACCGTCATAACCGGTACTGGACAATTGGATGTCTGGGATATTTGTAGCATCTGCTCTGATGCCGAGGCATTCGGGCTGAAAGCGAAATTCAGTTATGACGGTAAAACGAAGATAACCATTCAAGACACGTGGCAAAGTAGTCCGGAAAACAATGAGAATATCAGATAAAACAACTGCGTGTCTATTGCTTAGAGCAAGGAACGGTAACGAATGGGGTTAATAGGATTTGGCAAAGTCGACAGGGCTATTGACAGAACCGATAATATGCAAAAATGCGTGGCGGTAAATTCGATCTAAAACGTTGCAAACAAGTCAAACTTTAATAAAAAGAAGAAAATGACATATACGGAGATAATCAACGAATTTAAAGCACTCGCAAACGCAAAAGGTTTGGAGGCAATAGATATAAGTGATGATGACATATTACGCATCGAGTATCGAAAGAATGGGCAATATGTGGGAGGCGCATCTTATATAGGTTGCGCCAAACATCCAGAATGGATGACACAGGTCGACATGGAGACCGCACGACAGCAAATAGCTTATATCACGGGAGGAAGGCACAGTGACGATACACACGTGCAAGAATACCAATAACTTACAAAAAACGAGAAATAACAAACGATTAAAACTTATGGAAGACAAGATTTTGCAAATGTTTTTCGACATCGACCGCTGGACGGCGGCCATCGAGAAAGGTGTGGTCAAGGACATCCGCAAGGACCAGCTCATCCGGCTGACCGACGAACACACTCGACTGGCGATTGCCGATTTGATGTTGAAGGGGAAGTACGAGATTTCTCCACCTCATACGGCGCAGATACCCAAAGATAACGGCGAGTTCCGCACGGTGTATGTGAATGAGCCGACGGATCGCGTGATATTGAGTATCGCCAACGACCTCTTGTTCGACCTGATGCCGGAAATGGTTCATCCTGCGTGCAAATCCTACCAGACTGGTATCGGTTGCGGCAGGGTCGTGACCGAGGTCAGCCATCAAATCGTGAATGCAACCAAAGATGGCTATATGGGTTGGAAGTCTGATCTGAGCAAATATTTCGACAGTGTGCCGATTAGATATGTGGACGAGGCATTCGATAAGATCGAGGCCAGACATGGCCATTCGGCTCTGATCGACGTATTGCGGAAATACTACCACTGTGACTTGTATTTCGATGAGAACAATAAACTCCGTAGTCAGTACCAGTCGTTGAAACAAGGATGTGCCGTGGCAAGTTGGCTGGCGGATGTGCTGTTGTACGACCTCGATGAAAAGTTGTCGCAGATGAATGGCTACTACGTCCGCTACTCTGACGATATGCTCTTTATCGGCGAAGACTACGAACGTGCGATGGAAGTGCTTCGGGAACGTCTCGATGAAAAGTCAATGACGCTCAATCCGAAGAAAGTGGAATCATTGACGGCCGACCAGTGGTTCAAATTCCTCGGATTCAGTATCAGGGGCGACATGATATCGCTCTCTTCGAGCCGCATCAAGACCTTCCAGAATGAAATCGAACAGCGAACGATCCGGAGTCCGAGTACAACACTGACGAAAGCCGTCAATGCCGTGAACCGCTACCTGTACAAGGGTAATGGCGAGTTCAGTTGGGCGACACAGATACTTCCGGTGTGCAATGTCCGGAAAGACCTGGACGAACTGAACAAGTTCGTGATGGACTGTCTTCGGGCCGTAAAGACCGGCAAACGCAAAATTGGCGGGCTGGGATATGTCAAGACCAAGGCAGACGGCTGTGTCGTTCGAGGCCGAGGACGTAATGTCAAGGCGAATCGCATGAAAACGGACAACACGATCTCCGGCTATCTGACAATCGGTTGTATGCGGAACGCCCTGCTGACCAGCCGATCGGCCTACAACACACTGGTAGCATCATTATAGGACCAGCCGAACACACGGCCGATGGATGAAGGGCAGAAATTCAATGTTACAGGCTGGCAGACCAGAACGGATAGATCTTCACCGGTCTAACAACCGGTGAGGATCGATTAGTTCTGGTTCCTCCCTGTAAAATATCGAGAAACTATAGCAATGTGTCATCTGCCTGACATCCTTATGGAAACTGAAACACATCAGCAAATTGAGGTTCAAGGGACACCGTTCAATATCCCGCGTGTGTAACCAGCTCTACGAGAGTCTTGAAGGTGATTTATCATCTCCTTCAGACTCCTTAAGAGCTGGCTACGCGGGATACATCAGAAAAGTAAAGTAATGTGTCAGTGTTATGAGAACTTCTTCTTCTTTAGCACGAAAGCGTGATTCAAGGGATACTATTCAACATGCCGAGTCCCAATACAGCCCATCCGGCGCCGTCGTGATCCCTAACGGGATACGACGGCGACCATCCGGCTTTCAAAACTGGCATACATCAAAGTATTAAAGCAACGTGCCGGTATCCGGAGAACCGAAAAAAAACTTAGTACAAAGTGGGAAGTCAAGGTCTGAACTTTAATGTTGCAGCGTCAATCGCGGTCCAGCATCATCTCCTGCCGATCGTTTCACTAACCGTTCACGATCTACGGAGATGACGCGGACCAGCTGTCGCGCTGCCACATATCAGAATCATAGAGCAATGTGCCACCGGAATGAGACTTTCTAAAGGGTAGCGCAACCCCGAACTGCACAAGGAATCGGATTTACGCTACAGTAGAACCAGGGCCCTGAAGCCTGCGGACCCTTGCCTTAAGGGCCCTGGTTTCGACTGTATTCATCGAACCGCTAAAGCCATGCGCCGGCGATTTAAGTGCATTTTTTAATAAAACTTTTTAACAAATACAAAAATGACAGTAACAGTAAAAGAAATTGAAATCGGAAACTGGTATCATATCTCCGGGGATATTGATAACGGGACCAAGGATGGGAAGTCCTATCTCTCCCATGATGAAGTTACACGAAGAATCAAACGGGTAACGGGCACCCACATTATTTGTGAGTGCGGCAGGAAATTCCTGATTAACGACAACCTGGAATTGAGCATTCCCGCTTTCAGGAAAACAGTCACAACCAATCCGTAGCGGCTATGAATAACATCTATCAGGAAAGCGTCCGTGCCGTAGAGGCCGGTGCACGTTTCAAGGTCGATTTCCAGACGCGAAGCCTGAAAGTGAACGGCAAGCACGTGATCCGGGACGGAACCTATGAAGGCAATCTCGGAATGCCGGATTGCAGTGAGGAGGAGTTTTTCTCGAATATGGAAGAGCTGTACCGTCGCTACAAGCATTCCATTCCCTCGGAGCGTAGCGAGAGCACCTCGCGCCACTATTTCATGGCCTTGCCGGAAAAAGACTTGAGTGACGAGGATATGCTCTATGGCCAGCGCCGCGATAAGGCGCAAATCGAATTGGAGCTGTTCATCCTCTGCCAACTGCTCAATGGCTTCAGGTGGAATACCGAGAAGTTTGGCCGGTGGTTTTGGCAAAGCAAAGAAGACAAAAAACTGGTATTACTCAGACAGTGGGTAGAACCGAATAATAATCAATCAACCATTTAACGTATCGAACATGAGAAGAAAACAAGAGACGAAAGTCACGTGCCCGGCATGCGGGACAGAGCTTGCAATCGCAGGCAAGAAAATTACCATCGCGGATAACTATGAGACACAGGTCAAACAGGTACAATTGCCCAAGACGGCGCAGGAGCGTATCGAAATACTTCGCAATGCCGGAGTGGACGTAAGCTGCCTGTTTGCCATGCAAGGGGCCAACGGTGGCGAGTATGTTGCGTCCAACAAAGATGGCAAACTCGCCATTCTCGATGACAACGATCCGATCTTCGGATACATCCTTACACAGGGGACGGTTCCCAACCGCCGACTGTTCCGCCGTTTCGTCATGGCACAGATGTTTCACATGCTCTCTTACACGGACTACGGCTCCTGGGAGCCGGTGGGTGTGACGGAGATGATTCACCGTCTCGGCTACGAATATCAATGGAAGATGCTGCTCAACGAGTTGCACGCCCAGATGAAGATGGAAGGGCGGGACGAGGAGAACTTCGCCGACCGCAACCGCTGGTTCAACGTCAAAGTAGTCTCGGCTATGGCAAGTGATTACATCCAGCAACTGGAAAAGCACGTCGAGAGCCTGCCGGTGAGAAAATGCAAGGGCATTCCCTACAAGCGTCTCGGAAGCCGGGACATCTTCGTGCAGGATCTGAACACAAAACTCTACGGTCCGCTACGCATCGCGGCCCATTATATCGAGACAGCGAAAAATGCCACTCAACTCTACAATGCAGCGAAGAGATTCAATGACCAGCGCCTCAAGATGAAGCACGACATGCCCCAATGCAAGGCATGGGTGGACGCTTACAAGGGCGCCGGTGCGTTCTTTACCATGCAGAACCTCATTCGTTTCCACGGCTGTACGGCCATAAACGACAACGGGAAACGGCTGGACAAGGCCCTGTCACTCGCATTCCTCTCGATCAAAGCCGAAACCTACAAGGACGGAGACGGCTGGCGGCTGCTGGCTATGCTGAAAAAGATGCTCGATGACAACGGTATCGACATCAAAAAGAAGATGGCACAGTGGCGTAAGAAGAAGTAAGCCCTTACCGCCTGGCAGGCTCAATGCGACGGATCGAATCATTTAGTTCGTCTTCCTTGACTGGATCCTGAGGCGCTGGCTAAACGCCGTGCCTCAGGATCCTTCCGGAAGACTATACATCGAACGGATAAAGTCATGCCCCGCATCGGTAGTCGCATCATTTATTCACCTCTAAAAAGCATAACGACAATGAGCAAGAAACAACTTAGACGCAGGGCGTACCTGCTACACAAACTGCGCAAGAAAGGCATCCGATGCCTGACACGGCAGTTCACGATATTCTATCCCTACGGTGAAGACCCTGAAAATATATCAGAGATCAGCCACCTGAGAAAAGAGTTCCATTTCGCAGTACAATTTGAAATCGCATGAGCATGGAACGACTTCTTAGCCCTGACATCGAATGTACGGATCCCGATCAGTTGCAGTTCTGCCTAAAAATATCAGATACGGAATTCTGGTATTGTCAACCGAATATCTACCACAACGATCTGCTTCCGGATGCCGATACTCCGGCCTGCTGTATTTATAACAAGTATTGCGGTGCTCCCAACGAGTTGTTCCGGGATGCACATACGGACAATGACGTCCGGACTTTCGTAAACGACCGGAAATTATGGATGGAAGGAGAAATTGATGTGAATGACTTCTCCCGTGAAGAACAGGAGGAACTGCTTGGCGACTACGGTTACAAGTGGAATGATTTCACAAGCGATGCGCAGCGGAACCAAATTATCTGCGAGAACCATTTTGAGCAATATCCGCTCGACTACCGAAACGACATTTGAAATGAATAACAATCAAAAAATAAAATCATTATGGCACAAGAAACAACCCGGCACGAGAGGGCCGTAAAATACCTCCGCAAAAATACCCGCGCCATGCGGGATGTGATTGAGCGTTTTGTTGAACTGTTCTGGGACCAGGACGCTACGGAAGAAGAAAATCTGATGGCATTTGAGTGTTACGAAAACGAATTGCAAACCGCTTATTCCTACTAAAACGAGCAATCATGGACATGCAAGAACAAATTACCTATAGAGGGTATCATATCAATATCTACCGGGATGAAAACCCCGAGAGTCCTCGTAAATGGGACAATCTCGGTACTTTCTACACCGCTCATCGCCGTTATCGTCCTGAAAAAGAATTTGATGAGCATTTCGACTTTAACGAGGTGTGCGATGAGCATCCGGGCAATCTGCGGGAATCATTCCTTAAAGAATACATTGCCCTGAATATCTACCTTTATGATCACAGCGGCCAGACAATCTCCTCCAGTCCGTTTTCCTGCCCGTGGGATAGCGGCTGGTTCGGAATCATTGCCGTCAGCATCGAAAAGGTCAAAAAAGAATATGGCTGGAAAGTCCTCACGAAATCCCGCCGTGAACAAATTGAAAAGCATCTTCAGGGTGAAATCGAAACATTCGACCAGTATCTGCAAGGTGATGTCTATGGGTTTCAGATAACCCCTGAAAATGATGATACGGAAATAACCGACAGTTGTTGGGGATTTTTCGGTGATGACGGCATCAAACAAATTAAAAGCGAATGCTTAGCTTACATAGATGCCGTAATCGCTTACAAAGAAAAACAAAAACGGGAGGAACATGTCCGCCTCTTCGGACTGGAAATCCCATTTCCTGAGTTCGCATTATCAACCATTTAATATATACGAATATGGCAACAGCATTGAAATATACAGAAACCCGGATTTACAAGGATTATAAAGTCACCGTCAATGTCCGGCTTTCTGATGATTGCCGCAATGGTCATGCCGACTTCGCAATTACCGCCGATATTTACGAGAAAAACAAATATGATTTCTGGAAATGGGCTGCCGGTGGTTGCTGCCATGATGAGATAGCAATTGTATTCCCCGAACTGCGTCCTTTCATCGCCTTGCATCTGTGTGATGCCAAAGGAGCGCCGATGTATGCCCAAGGGAACGGGTTTTATCACTTGCGGAACAGTTCCCGTGAAGTCACCATGAATGAACTTCGTATCACACAGGAAGAATATACCCGTTTCCTGCGGGAAGCGGAAGATCAGCTTTATTTCACCTATCTGCTCCAGACGATGGGAATACCCGCCCGTTGGGAAGAAGAAGCCCGTGCCGCCATTAGCCAACTGGAGGGACTTACCGGCCAAAAGTTCGAGGATTCCTCTTCCCGCTACCAATTTACGCCTCTCACCCCGGAACAGTTCCAACTTGTCGAATCCCGCATTGCCGAGGGATATTACCTGCCGGAAAATATCAAAAAACGAAAGCATGAGGCCCAACTTGCTGCCCGCCGTAAGAAAATCGCCGAATTGAAAGCCGATGCCCTCAAAGCCCAAAAGAAAATCGAACGGGAGCTTGCAGTCAAACTTTATGTGATCCGAAACGGAATGCCTATCGATAATTTCATCTATTACACCCACAACAACAAAGGGGTGTTCAACTGGATGGACGGATCATGTTACAAGAAAGTCACGCAGGCACAGTTCGACCGGTTCCTCAAAAAAATAGATTATAACAAGCTCCCTGCGGGAATTGAATTTCAACTAAAATCAGCATAGCCATGATACCAGTTCAATATATTCAGGAATGCGTTTGCGGAGCCATGACCGTCACGTTTGAGAACGGTGCCAGCAATAGCATGAGCCGTGAGGTTTTCGACCGGATCGGCTTCAAGGGAGAACGTCTGCCACAAGTTTTCTGTAATTGTAATCATTGTGTCAACCACTGGGGCATCGATCTCTGCCAATGTGGTTCCGGGCAACCTGTCGGACAATGTGAATGTGGAAGTAGTGAAGCAAGCGAGGAGTTAGGAGTTAAAAGGAAATTTGTCGGATGGGCGTTTTAACGGAAAAGATCAAAGAACTTGACCGCTTGGAAGAACAGTACAAGCAGGAAAAAGAACGCATTACACAGGCTATTGCAAATGTAGTGCATGGTGTCGGGCAAAATCCGGCAATCAAGCAGCTCGGTCCCCATACATTTACAATTCCCATGTCGGAGCTGATAAATTCGCCCTGGTCCCCGGAATTTCACGACTGGACTATTCAAGCGGAACGATTACTGGCAATACTTAACAAGATGCCGGGAAGGGAATGGCTGACATTCATCCGGGAACTACTTGAGAAAAACACCCGCAATGGATGGACGGGAGTTACTGTCGATAAAGTACTGCTAAGCAAGAAATTTCTCCGTCAGGTGATAGAGAGATTATAGATATATATTTACTAAAGTTCATCAAAAAGGAGAAGGCTAAAAACCTTCTCCTTTTCGTTTTCAGCTATTCTTAAACAGATTAAAACAAGAAATATTATGAGATACGTTGTAGATGCTCCGATGGTTGCCCACCTTTGGGCACATCAAAGTCAGGACAGCGCCCGTAGCGGAGGTAATTTTTATTTCGAGGGCAAGAACATTTATTCTTATGGATCACATTTCCGGTGTGCATCCGTCGAAACGAACCAGCAGGGCCAAAAAGCCTATCTGGTAACAACCCGTACCTATTCCAGTACTACAGCCAAACACATGGGGATGGTTCGAAAAGCAATTCCTTTCGGGGAGCAGGTTTTTAGTACGCCGCGTTCGGTCTCTTTGCATAAAGGCAGGCTATACGAGTATAAATATCATGAAGCGGCCTTTTACATTGTCGATCAGGTGGAAAAGATCAGTGAGTGTATCAGGGCACAGACCAAATCCCGCAGTCAGGATTATACGGACCAGGTAAAAGACTGCCTGCTTAATGTGGGCCGCTGGATTGAGTTCTGGGGACTTGACAAACGCCAGAAATCCGTCGAAGGGCGATGGCTGATGCCTGTTCTGACAAAATTGAGCAGTACCTGCAAAAAAAATAAGGAGAAGTTTTGGAACGTGCCGGGTGAGAGACCTCAATATTCTTATCATATTCCCTGGAATGACAAATCGGAATATCAGGAACTGTTTCTTGATATTCTTTCCCGTGGTCTGTTCCAACCCACAGCGATTGAGGGGTTTGATGAACGGGTATCACAACTCTTTATTGACCGTAGCGGCGATCCCCAGTTATGGGAACATTTCGAGCAGCGTAAAGAGAAGCAAGAGGAGACAAACCGTCGCATGGAAGAAACCCGTGAACGCCGTTATGCTGAACGTCGTGAAAAATGGCGTCGTGAGGAAGAGGAACGTCAGCGTGTAGCGCGATTAACTTTCGAGGAGAAAAAAGAATTGTGGTATTCGGGAGAACTTTCAAATACTTGGTTTAATGTTCCTTCCGGTCTTGGCTTCAATGCACTGCTCCGGGTGCGCAACGGATATATTGAAACCTCCATGGGAATCCGTGTTGAGGCTATGGAAGCCACACGTCTTTGGAGATTGGTAGAATTATTCCACAAGAATGAGGCGAACTTCCACCACGATCTTGTTAAGGATGCCAACAGTCAACAATGGTCCATCAATTCCTATCAAAACGACATTTTGACTGCCGGATGCCACCGGATTACTTACGATGAAATGCGTAATGCAGCCCAGAAACTGGGTATTGCAGCATAAATGTTTTGACTTATGGAAAAGAAAACGATCCGAGAACTCAAAAAAGGAGAATTCTTCCGCCTTACAGACCGGGAAAATGCCCCGGTCTGGGTGCGTGGAGAATATATCCGGGAGGTGAAAAAATACAGCACCTACAAATCCGACGACATCAACCATGAGCGTTTGGTCTCTGGTGGTAAGGAGGTTTTTGTGGAATTTACATTTTAATGAAATTACCAGCCTAATAAGATAATAAATATGAGTGAAAAATTACATGTGGGGACAGTCTATCGAATCGAATATGGCTATCCTGGAATGTGCGGTTGTGATGAACAAGAAGCATTGTACGACATATTCCAAATGTTCGGAATTGAAACGACCGCCGAAGATTGCTACGATAAAGATTATGAAGTCGAACGCAAAGATCTTTACCGGTTACGAGCTATCATTACCGAAAATGGTAATGAATTCCAGGAACACATTGAGGAGTTTGAAAATGCGTTATCAAGGGCAGAACTGGACAAAGACGGATTTATTCAAGTTCTCGACAGACTGATCAATGATAGCGATCAGAAAAATAGTTATGTATTCATCTCATGGTTTTAATCATTCAATCATATCTCAATATACGCAGGAATAAAACATGAAGCGAAGTAAAGAAAACATAGTTTCCAGCTTTTTCTATTATATGTGGTGTCGCTGGAGCTAAAAAGAATGCGATACCGTATTCGGATATATGTCAGAACATTTTTGGGAAAAATGGAACCGTTATGCAAAGCTGACAGCTCATGGTGCTACGGAACGATTCTACGCTGACCTGAGTGAGAATTATCGTCACTTACTTGTGGAACGAGCCTGTCTATTATATGATGGAAAACGAGATTTGCCATTCCCGAAAGAAAACATTGGAGAAAATGAAGATATGGGAATATTTCAGCAAATTACCAACGAGACAACCTTACGTAATTATGCTGAAACAATTACAGATATTGCTTACGAAGCCGGAACACAAGGTTTTCGCCCAAGTGAAAATTCCCGTGATACCATCGATATAATCATTGGTTGGGCTGATGAATTTACCCGTAAGCATCAGCATACGGACTGGAATGAGGTAGAATACCTTGATACGATTTATGAATTTACAGATCTAAAATTAAAAGAACAACTAAGAAATACCTGACGAAACAACATAAACAAAGTAATTATTAACCCTAAGGCGGAGAGCGTAAGTTCCCCGCCTTTTTTATTCCCAGTTATTTATGAGCAAAGGATATGAAGCCCCGGTAGAAGTCCGGGAATTAGAAAAGTTGATAAACGATTTCACTTATCGAAATGGGTTTGATGTAAGAGATGTCTTCCGGGATCTGCTTCGTTACATCATTCATGGATTCTCGCTTCCGGACACACCACCGCTTTCCGACTGGAGGTACACGAAAGAGCAAAGCAAGATATTCTATGACCTGTATGTCACATGGATACAAATTATGCAGAAACAAATCAATCGACACGGCTGGTATGACGCCTTCGGTGATCTGTTTATGGCCCTGACTTCCCAGCGTGGCCAGCAACAGAAAGGCCAGTTCTTCACACCCATACACATCACGGAACTGATGTCGAAGATGATTACGGGGAAGAAAGAAACGACAACTGAGATTCCTACACTATATGATCCGGCAGCGGGCAGTGGACGGACATTATTGGCGGCTAAAGCTGATCGGCCGCAAAGCTACCTGGTCGCATGGGACATCGATTATACCTGTTGCCTGATGTGCGTATGCAACTTCCTGATGAACAGTTGTGTGGGTGAGGTCGTGTGTATCGACACGCTCCGAATGGATAATTTCCGGGGTGCATGGCTTATCAATGCGGCTTACTATCGTACAGGATTGCCCAGTATACAGTGGATGAATGAACAAGAATATCTCCTTTATAAGCAAGCAGATATCCCCGCATACGTCTTCTTTCTCAACCAGGAAAAATACGACTGGCATTTTCGGATGCGGAAAATCTGGGCAGAATTCATGACTCTTTTTAATGATAGTCCCAAGGACCATTCAAAGCCTCGGACGGATATGGTTCCCGAAGATGTTGAACAATCTATCCAAGATAACAAAAATGATCAAACATAACGCTTATGTCAAAAAAAGGTCAGTCCACAACAGCCGATTATCTTCCGTATGATGAACTCAAACGGCTTTTCCAAGGGCTTCATCAGGACAATCTATATCATTGGGAAGCCTACTGTAAAATATCATACTGTACGGCATTCCGTGTCTCGGACGTGCGAACGACTCACTGGAAAGACATACTTGGCAAAACCGAGATGATAAAGGTCGAACAGAAAACCCAGAAGATACGTCTTGTGAAAATCAACCAGGAAATTTCCCGTGAGATCTCCCAGATGTATAATATCATGGGATGCCCCGATCCGGAAACGTCAGTCATTTGTAATCCACGAACTAAGGAGCCATATTCTAAACAGTATATCAATCGGACACTTAAAGTTTTCAGAGTAAAATATAGGCTCCGGATACGGCATTTTTCGACACATACTTTTCGGAAAAGTTTCGCGCGTAACATGTTTGAGGCAAACGGACGTTCGACTGAAACATTGTTCCTGATCCAGCAAATTCTGAACCATGACAGCCCCCAAACGACGTTGGCTTACATGGGATACGTGCAAGACGATATTAACAAGGTTTATGCAAAGCTCTGTTTTTAATCGTCATTATATTCATAACTTAATACGGGGCGTCAAGATGTTATATCAAGGCGGCCCTTTCACCAATCACACAATGAAAAAGAAAATTCTCAGGTACAGCACCCAAAAACTCAACCAGGTAGTTACACATTATGCCGAACTGGAAAATGTGTGCGAAAATGTATATACTTACCTTTATCACAAGGATCAGTATCGTGAAGAAGACGATTTATTTGCCGTTGTCTTGCAAATAGAAAAAGTGTATTTTCAGGAAGGGACTTATAGCCGTAGAAATCTGAGCCGACTGGATTTGGCAGAAAAAGGTACGGCTTTCGTGGCAAACTTCCATAAAATGATAGAGGAAATCATGCAAAACGGACGTCACTTACAAATCATGTTCGTCCGGATTTATGAAGAGCTCGGACGTGATACGGCTCCTCTACTACAATATCGGGAAGATAGGAAGCAGCGGATCAAGAAACAGGAAGAAGAAAGAATACGTCAACAGGAATTGGTTCGTCAGCAATCCGCTGCCCGTGAAAAAGAGCGCTTACGAACGGAAAAAGACAAGTTTATCGCGGGAAAACGCATCAGCACACAAGATTTCATTGCCTTATGTAAGCAAGAAGGAATAGAGATACCCCTCCGAACGCATGGGACGTTAAATCGGAGTGTCCTGGAAATATCCCATACAGGTATCCGGTATCAAACACAAAGGGGAAAACGAGCACCAAAACTCGACGGGTGTTTTGCGCTTGCCAAAGCATTGAAACTGAAACTGGAATAACAATACAACATTATTGCCATAATGATGACCGGGGTCGTTCGAATATGCGTTCGGGCGGCCCCTTTTTTCAGAAAATGAGAGATAACTACACCTGATAAAAACAACATTCACTAATCTTATTATAAACAAAGAAACTGTCTATGAACAATATCAACAATATGATGGCCTCCATTACGGTCATCTTAAAAAACAACAACCTCAAAGAACTATCCTTGGGTGATATTGATGAACTGTCCGATCCCACCTACATCATCTGGTACGATAACAATTGCACACCTTACGAAGATCCTGTTATCAAGATAACAAGCGACGATTCCGGTCTTTCCTTCGAAGTTGATGCCCGGGACTTTGGTAACACCGTTACTATTCAGGATTACGACATCGACCGTCTGGAATGGTGGCAAAGTATTCATGCTTGTGTCTTGGAAGTTCTCGAACAAGATGGGAAACACCGATGTCCTGCCTGCGGGAAAATACTCAAAGGGCGGCAAAAATACTGTTCGGAAACCTGTCGTAAGTTTGCCGCTCCGACACCAACCATCCATGAAGTGATAGAATTGGCAAACAAACGAATCAATCAGCTTGTCGGCCGGATTGCAGGTTCTAACCGCAAACTAAAAAACGAATTAATTGAGAAATATAGTATAACATTATGAACTACAAAGGATTTTACATTGAAACAACATCTGCGGGTAATACCGATACAGATCACACGGATGATGTCTGCTGCACAGTCTACAAAGAGGGTCAAAGCGAACCTCAAAAACGTGTAGAAATTGGACACTTTGATATTACTACAAACGAAATCGGAGACTACGGAACACTCGAAGCGGCCATCATCGGGCACATGCAACGGGATTATCCTGATAACGATCTTGAACATGAAGAACGTTATCATAAAATACAGGAATTGCAGGAAAGCCTTCAAGTCGAACAGAAAACACTCCTTATCGACTTGCTTAAACGTAACGGAGGTCGTGTCACTTCACATCCTGTTCCTGATGAAGATGGAAGTGTCGAGTATCCAGTGACGATGGCATTTTACGGGAATTACGATAATCCTAACATCAGTATCACGGACGTCTATCTGGATGGAAACGGAGACCTCTATGTGGATGGTATTGACGAAAGCACTGGAATTGTGGAGCATAAATATCAAGTTTATCCGGAGCAATGTGCATGGGTGCTCGACTTCCTCGCTCTTGCTCTTGGTTTTAACGGAATCGGGACGAAAAATAAATCTATCAGATAATCAACAATAACAAACCAAATATGGATTTATACAAGTATTACAAAGAACATAAGGACGACATCAATTCGTCCATTATGGAAATTGCCGCCGACTTGGCTATGGCACGTTTGAAAGACACACACGATTTACCTTTCGAGGCTCTCGTAGAACCGGATGACCCGGATGATCCTGACGGCAGCACCCGTTACAAAGAAGAATACCAGGACGAATTCAACCGATATTATGATGAAGAATACAATCGGTTAGCCAGTCTTATGAAATTCGATTATGCTGAAAAGGACGGCATCGCCAAAGAGTGAGCCATGGCAACCAAAGTTGTATTTCGGAAATGGAAAGACGGGGAAATTATCGCTCTCTTCCCCGACAAACCGTGGAGCCGCCATGATTACACGACGGCTTCTTATATGCACCTGGGTCAGCATGGGGCTGCCGATTATACGGGAGTGATTGCCGCGACGCGACCTGCAAAAGAACAAGAGTACCGGGACCTGCTGGATGAACTGAAAACTATAGGTTATAGCGATCTGCATATTGTACAGCGGGCTTACCCCAAATTCAACTGATTTATAGTTGATTGTATAGGACGTAATTCATTAAATAAACAAAGTATATGACTGTAATATGCACAAAATGTGGTTGCACGGATGTTTCCTGTGAAGCCATGATAAATCCCAACAACAAAGATTTCAAACATTATACTAATGAGGCTTTCAAGTATGGTTGGTGTGAACACTGCAAATTGGGTACTGTCCTGACAGACGTGGAGGAAGTAAAGCAAGATATCAAATCACTATTCCAGGAATTTGTAGAAGAAAACAAGCGTGAGCCTGAATATGCTAACTGCCGAATTGTATGGAAAGATACTAACCAGGAAGAAGACGTGAAAATACAACTATCGGCAGACTCTAATCCCGACGTGGATGACGATATGTTTTTTTATTGTGATAGCCTGGAGGATCTAAATTCACTGACAGAGTTTGGTGGGGAAGATTTTATTGTGACGGAATGTTATGGATTTGATGTACTAAGCGAAGAAGAGATTTTAAATAAAACAAAATATGAATATGAAATAGAAGGAGAGAAAATCTCTGTAACCAAACGAGAAGTATGCAATTTTTATACGGAGCAATATAACCTGACAGAACAGGATATAGAAAAATATGCCGCTCTTTATACGGCAAAATGCAAATACTACCGAATGTGTGACCGTTGGCTCGATCCAACTCTTGTGCAAAGATTGCTTGATGAGGAATATTTGATGAAGAGGGGTGAAAGTGACGGGTTCAAATTGCAACTTCATTTTACGTGGTATGTCCAAATACGAAAAGAGGACGAAAGGGAGTATGCACCTTTCAAGTATGTCCTAAATGCTTATTGTCTGGATAATATCCAAACTTTTGGACGCCGATACGTCAGTCTTGACGAGGCCCTGCTGCACTGTCTGAATGGCTTTAATGAGAACAAGAGCATTCCAAATCGCTACCAGTCTATCAATGAGTATTTAACTAAACGACCAATGTCATGAGCCATAAAAATCTTCTAATTAGAGGATACAATGGCTAATGAGACCTCTTTTGAGGAAGAAGTTATTCGAGTTTTCCTCTCTGAATGTATAATCCTAAAACAATCTTTATATGACTCCACAAGAACAAGCAAAATCACTAACCGACAAGATCGTCGCAAATCTCTGTCGGATCACAAAACGGCCGGATGAATGGCTTCCTCACATTGTATATGTCGAGGAAGAAGGGGATTATCCTGTATACAACCGTCATGAACTCATAGACTACGAACCGGATGGAAATTGCACCCTCTACAATCCCCTGACCGACAGCCATGAAAATGACCATCACTTGTGTGAAATCAACATCGACTGGCTCGTAGGCCTTTGGAATCGGTATGTAGAACTAAGCATTGAGCAGGGAATATGGCAAGACCATGCCGTTCAAATTTTGCAGCAGCAAACCGATACAGGCGAATTAACAATCCGCCAGTTCGTAGAGAGACACTGGCAAAATCTGTTATTAGACGATGATAACATCTCAGCTTTTAACAAATGGAGAGCCTGCAACGAAGCCACTAACCGCCAACTTTACGCCTTCCTTTGGAGCTGTAATTTCCTCAATCGCGACATCCCGGATGAGGAATTGATTGCAGCTTGGGAAAACGGTCCTTCCCGCAGTAAAATTGACGAGGAAGATGAAAGCCTGTATGAAGTGGAAAAACTCACCCCGGACGAATTGGCAGAACGTATCAACGATGATAGTTTCGCCTTTGCCGAAGATTATGTCCGTTTTATTGAAATAGAGGAATAAGAAAAATAAAAAGAATGAATTTTATATGTTTATATCCAGGCACTTATTACACAAATTTCATCAATCCGGTGCATCCGTCCTCCTGTATGATGGTCCGGATCAAGACGGGTGTCCGCGTCTTGTCATGCGCAACATCGACGGGTTTTGGGGACATCACGAACCCGACGGCATAAAAGGCGGTGTGTGCTTTGCCCCGTTGTCAGACAACAGTACCCGTATTTCTTACACCGAGATATTAGGCTATAACACGGGCGATGACGCCAGTGTCCAGCAACTCCTCCTCAAAGAAATAATCTGGCGTTTCCACATGCCTTACTACGATTGGCAACCCTTTATCTACAATGCAGCGCAAGCTCTCCTTAATTTTAGACCTCCAACCAATCCTCGTCTTACACCCGAAGCATTGACAACACCTAAATTCTGGTACAAAGACAATTGGTACGGCCACACGCTGAACTTTATCCGCCTGCGGGATGCAAAGAAGCAAGCCTTAACAGAAACGGGAACAAGCATCACGATATTCTCATATCAAACCGGAGAAATCGCATGTATTGCTCCGGCTTCCGGCTATTGCCCGCCATAAAATATTACTGGCAGGCGCCTTCGGTGAAAACCGTGGCCCTATATAATCAAGTAATAAACATCCAAATTCCAACACATTATGCTATTTCCCATATCCATTACCATCGACGGTTACATTCAAGCCGATAGTTACCAGGAAGCCCGGGCACTTGCTGCACGACTGGAACTTCGTGAATTAATCTTCCAAGACAAAAACACCCCCCACGATTCTTTCGGCATTGAACTCGAACAAACCGAAATAGCCGGGACTACCGTTCTATCCGATGAATGAAATAACTCCTAATATCCACCAATGAATAAAGACCGTCGCCAACTGCTAAATGATGCGAATGATACTCTCGACGAAGTAATCTCGCAGCTTAATGACATTAAGGACGAAGAAGAGGAGGCATTCGACAGCCTGCCTGAAAACTTTCAGGAATCGGAACGGGCTAACCGAATGACTGCGGCTATCGAAGCAATAGAAAAAGCCATATCATCCATCGAGGATGCACAAAAGTCAATTGACAAAGCCGCAAAATAAGTAAGGCTTCTTCAACCTGTATTCATGCACATTCATTTATTCTTTAATAAAAATCAATCATCCATTAAAACAAAAAATCATGGCAACAATTAAACAATTTTTAGAAGATTATTATGCTGCAATAGCAAAAGTAGACGAACAACTCAGCGAAGTAGAACGGCAGGAAGACGAAAAGAAAGGGCTGGTTCCCATGCCGGAAATCAGAGTCCCCAGTTATGCCGCTGAAGTAATCCATCCCATTTTCAAAATGCTGTCCGAAGCATTGCCCGAATACGACATACTCGTCCCGGCTCCCAAAAATTGCAAACTCAAGGACGGAATATTTCAGATACGTTCCAAGGGTACTTGTCTGGGTGGATTATCTTATCCGACGCACGTCGATCACACTCTCTACTTTAGGGCTACCACTCACCGCAAGCTCGGCGAAAAGCAGGAAGTACAAACTTTCGAACAGCTACTCGAAATGGTCAAAGCAGAACTCAACAAACGAGGATTACTCATCCTCCCAAAACATTTGTAAATAATGACAGAACATGAATTAAACAAAAAGACAGAACGGCAAATCAGGCATCGGGTCATATTCGGCCTCATGCCCTGGATTGTCTTCCTGCTAATCGTTGGAATCTGTCTCCTGAAAGATTGTATCGCGCGTCCCGACCCGATAGACGACAGCATTAACGCCATGCGTGAAGTCGTCCGTCATCTGGAAGTATGCGACACCACCCGCAACGGATTTCGGGTAGTATATGTCACCTCACATGCCGTAACGCCCATGCGTTTAGAAGAAATCCGCTCCCGTAAACCTCTTAACACAGCTTTCGACAGCCTGCAACAAACCGCTGCCATCTATTTTGGTGGGAGCCTGCTCGAAACCGATATTTACGACTTTGCGGCTTATGCCCTCCAGTTCGACGTTGACAACGATGTGCGCATGCACAATATCTTTATATTCGGTAAAGAGAAACAGGATATGTACATCCGGCCGAACCCAAAACTGAAAAATTCGGCTACCTGGCTGAATACCTCCATCGGACAAGGGATACAATACATCAATTCCGAAGATATTTATTTCCGTAGAAAAAAATCCGAAAGAATCTATCGCTACTGGAAATGCTTCGGCAACCGCTCGATATCCCGAACAGACGAACGTTTCAGCCATTTTTCCGAGACTGAAAGACTGTGGTAACAACAGCGCATTTGCTCTGTAAATACTCCGGTTTTACGCTTAAAAAATAGCTGCAAATTTATTTGATTTATAAAAAATGAAAATATAAATTTGCCACTCGATTTTAATAAAATTGACTGATTTGTATATTGTTAATTGAACGTAAATCAGATTGAAGAAGATGAATAAAGAGTATGATATCAGAGCAAACGCAGCTCAAGTTTACGCCTTCAGAAAAGACAGGCGAACTCATCGGGTTCGTTTCACGCCATTCAAAAACCAAGCAATTGCGGGGAGTGCGTGAAGATTCGCCCTACAAAAAGAAAATCTGTGTACTTTCAGAAGACCTGAAGGGGAAAATCCTTCCTAACGTTCTCTACACCGTAGACCTGAAAGCCATGCACACAGGCAGTGGATTCGTTGTGGTTGCAGCAACCCCGGTTCTTTTCAAAGCAATTTTCGAAACCCAGTTAATCTCCAGAAAGATTTACAGGGTAACCATTAACTTCGGAAACAAAACCGTATATTTCGATCCGCTGGGTGGAAAATCCTATTCCAGCCGTACCATCGCCGGCGTTGTTTCCTTATTACGCCGCCGAACGGACATTGAAGATCAGGAAGGAGTCATCGAGCGATTCAAAACCGAAGCCGACCACCTGCTCTGGAAAATGGCTGAAGATGGACTGACCACACCGGAAATTTCCGACCTATGATTCCTTTACAACAAGGAATCGCCACTGACGGGGCACATTCCATGAAAAGAGGGGTAACCCGGTACAGAGCAGTAGATTTGGCTACCGGGGAACTCCTCTTCGAAAGGAATATCGGTAATCAGACCATCAATATCGGTGAATTTCTCGGGGTTGTAGAAGCTGCAAAATACATCATCGAGCACAACTTCACACCCCGCATCATCTATACCGACAGCCAGACCGCCCTGACCTGGTTTCAAGAGAAAAGAACCGCATCCCGTAAAAAGAACTCCGCCGTTAAAAAAGCCGAGGTCTTTTTAAAAGTGATGGCTTCCGAAATCGACCGGATAAAAGTGATTCACTGGAACACCGTCGATTGGGGAGAAATACCCGCAGACTTCAACGAGAAATAA